TTCTTCACATTCTTTGCGCATATCTTCGGGCCAGATGCTGGCTTGTATCTCTCCGATGTGAGCTTTGCGAAGGTAGAACATACACAAGCGGGATTGTCCGATACCTCCTCCGATAGATAGTGGAAGGGTGTCATTCATCAATCGCTTGTGGAAATAAAGTTCCAGTCTTTTTTCTTCTTTTTCTTCTTTCAACTGACGTTGCAAGGCTTCTTTGTCAACACGGATTCCCATAGATGATAATTCGATGGAGCGTTGCAGTACATTGTCCCACAGAAGGAGGTCGCCGTTTAGTCCGGGCAAGTCGTTCAATCCTTTGGTTGTGTAGTCGTCATAGTCCGGTGCGCGTCCGTCGTGTTTCTTGCCGTCGCTAAGTTTACAGCCTATGCCTATGATAAACACAGCTCCGTATTTCTGACAGATGGCATGTTCGCGACATTTGGGTTCCAGATCCGGATAAAGTTGGCGCAATTCTTCTGAATGGATGAAATGTAGCTTTTGTGGCAGGCACGGCTTGATTTGCGGATACATTTCGTATACCATATATTCTGTACGGATCATAGCTGCATAAATACGGTTGACGATCTCTTTCAGGAAGTTTACGTTCCGGTCTTCATTGGTGATGACACGTTCCCAGTCCCACTGGTCTACGTAGAGAGAATGCAGGTTGCCCAGTTCTTCGTCTGAACGGATTGCGTTCATATCCGTATAAATACCATATCCGGGTTCGATATGATAGTCAGCTAAGGTCAACCTTTTCCATTTAGCCAATGAATGAACCACTTCGGCTTGTGCATCGCCCAGATCTTTAATAGGGAAAGAAACGGGTCGTTCTATTCCGTTCAAATCGTCATTGATACCCATTCCTTTCAATACGAAAAGGGGGGCAGTCACACGTCTAAGGCGTAGCTCGGATGACAAGTTTAATTGGAAGAACTCTTTTATTTGCTTGATTCCCAGCTCGGTCTGTTTGAGGTCGAGTAGCGGATTATAGTTCTTAGGTTTTATCAAGTAACTCATAGGTTTGTTAAATGTTAATTGTCGGCAAAGATAGGAATAAAATTGATATATGTAATGGATATTCTCTAAAAGATTGTCAATTTGATAAAGTAAATGCTCTAAAGCATTTCAAAATAACAGTCTTCTAATATAGGGAAGTACCTTAAGAACTATAAAAAAAGGAGAATCATTAGGAAGATGAGAAGATTTTTTATACTTTTGTCCTCGCATTTAGAAAGAATGGCCCCGTAGCTTAGTGAATAGAGCGTCAGATTCCGGTTCTGAAGGTCGTGCGTTTGAATCGCACCGGGGTCACAATAAAAAATCGCAATTCATTATTAATTAATGGATTGCGATTTTTTATTTATGTGTGTTGCACAACAATTGCACAACATCTAGGAATGTGGAGAGATTTATTAATAAAATAAAAGCCCGTTTTTTAGACGGGCTATTATTGGTATTACATGTTCTTTTTAACAAGATCAACATATCCGGGGAAGTCTCCGGGATTATTATAAAGTTTCTTTGGATCATTCGTCATCTGAATTATTTCCCAGTTTGGCGAAATATATATAAGGTACTCGTCCAAGATTACAGCTCCTAATTTATTCTTACCTCTAAATTTATACTTGTATAAATAGGCTACATCTTCATTGACTTTATCGCCCATCGCATTTTGAATAGAATCTATTCCAATAAGTATTATACTATCTTTAGTTATTGAAGAAGAATAATCTAATCCATAATTGGATGCCCCTTTATTGTTTTCAATGCTTTTTTGGAAGTATTCTTTTCGATAGTTGATATTATCAATATACTTTATAGTATCAATGGCTTCCGCAGAAACAAACTCATAGCTAGACCAATCATTCATTTCTGTTTTCAGTTTGGCTTCTACTACTTCTCTTACTTTTTTCTCGTTTTGATTACCTGATCCCCCACATGAACAAAGTGCAATAACTGCACATACTAATAAAATGATTTTTTTCATAGTTATTCTTTGTTTTCGTATATATCTATAATTTTAAAATAATCGTCTGTATATTGATATAGATCATCAAGACTTTCAATAATATGTTTTATGTCTTTTTTATTTTCATCTATTGTTGCAACATATTTAGTTGCTGTATTAAAATACATGCGGCATATTGGTTTACGATTATTGTCATCTAGTAGTACACTAAAATATGTTTGAGCATCTCTATAGACTATTCGTGAAATATCAACTTTTTGTCGGCATATTGCCTTAATGATGCGATAAGCATCTAGTTCTTCTTCAGTAGTAACGATTTTCGAGTCGGATAAAACAGTTTCTTCTGTTTTTATTTCCGAGGGTTCATTTGAAACTTTGTTAGTTTCTGCTTCTTTGTTGTCATTTACTGTTAATGCCCCTTTTAAACGCTCATTAATAATGTCATTAACATGCGATGTTATAGCTCGTTTTACCAAGGGTGTGAATTGGTCTATTATGTTTTGAAGCATTCTGCCATCGTAAACTTTTGTAGCAAACATTTTAACGAAATCAGAACTAGGTGAGGAAAACTCATTTTGTATGATGGTTTTTAATTCACCCATGTACTTTAACTCACTAGCAGAATTTAGAATACTGTTTACGTCAAAATATGATTTATGGAATTTTTTTAGTTCCTCGATTTGGTTATCTCTAATATCTGTAATATCTACTTCTAAGAATGGTTTCTCATCCATTTTATTAGGTTCTTTCAAATCCGTGTAGAATCTGTAAATGATTCCATTCGTTAGTAGTCCGAATTTTGCTTTAGAAACATTGAAATAACGTATTAGTTGATTATCATGAAGGTTAAGATCTTGTTTCCAGTGCTTACATTCAATTAATAAGATTGGCTCATCGTCTTTCATGATAGCATAGTCTATTTTCTCTCCTTTTTTCATACCAATGTCACAGGTCATTTCAGGGAGTACTTCCAAAGGATTGAATACATCATAGCCTAATGCGTTGATAAAAGGCATAATAAAGGCATTTTTAGTTGCTTCCTCTGTTTGAATATTGTCTTTCAATTTTGAAACTCGCTCAGCGAGTTGTTTAATAGCATCTTTAAAGTCCATAGTATTAATTGCTTATGATTTAAAAGTTTATTTCTTCTAAGTTGTTTAAAATGCAGTTGATGTTTTTTGTACAATATTAAAAATCCGACATACGTCTTTTAAATTAATGGTAAAATTCGAATATTCAGGTGATGGATTCAATGAATGACACGTAATATCTCCTGTTTCGATATTGTGATCTATTATCTCTTTGCATAATATTGTGTCATTTAATACTATAATCCAGAATGGATACTGATTATAGTGTAAACTAGTTGTCCAGTGTACTTTGTCAAGTTCTCTAGCTAATACTAAATCCCCATGAGAAAAGCTTCTTTTGCTATCATCGTCCATGCTATCTCCTTTAATTTCAAAAGCCATATAATTTCCATGACCTATCTTATCCACAATAAATTCTACTTCATCCCATGAATCACGCTCTTGTTGGATAGGTTCACATGTTTCACTTATATATCTAGCATAAGCATTAAAAGGAACAAGTGGAACCCGCATGCGATATTTACTACTACTTAACTCAAAATATTTAATACCAGAACTTGTTTCGAGATATACATCACTTCCTCTAGTTTTTATAGTTAAAGCCCCATGTTTAGCATTATCTTCTATTTGTTTTAGCATTTCGCCCTCACCAGTAATTAGCCAGTTATAATTGAATACATTATTATAAGAGTCATTAAAACGCTCCAAGAAACTTTTAGTGAGATATTTCTCATCTCCATTAAAAGCACGTGAAATATTCGTTTTACTAATTCCCATCTTATTAGCTACGTCCTGCTGAGTATGGGCTTCTCCATTACTTCTTAAATACTCAAAAGCTTTTTTTATTATTTCTTTTTTCATTTATACCAACGAATGTTAGTGTTAAATAACGTTTAAATACTGACAAAAGTTTGTATAATGCTTGCAGTACTAATTTAAGTTAGTATCTTTGCAACATCAATCAATCAATCAACGCAAAGTAACGAAGATTGAACGAGAAAAGCAAATTTTTTACATAACTAAAAATAAGTAAGACGATGAACGCATTTACATTTTTGACAGAAAACGGAAAATTCAATAACAGTGAGATAATGAAACACGCTCATGTTTTGAAAGCGTATCGTCGTATCTCTTTGAGTGAGGCCTTGAAACAAGCTTGGTTCTTGGCAAAGAGACAGCAAAAAGAATACAGAGAGGTTGAAGAGGAAAAGAAGTCTTTCAAGCCGGTATTCAATGCAAGCAAGGGAAATGTATTGAAGGCGTTCTTTGCCGATAAATATACTAACTATGATAGCTCTTGGAGGTAATTATGAGTACAGAACAGATTAATGAGAAATTGGCTTTCCTTCATCAATACGTGAAGGATCTGGAGGAGAAAGACGAAAAGACCGTTCAACTATTGACCGCTTTTAATAAGCCAAAGGAATGGATTATGAATTACCTTTTCAATTTGATAAGTGAATACGAAGCTCTGTTAGGTTAGAATCTACGAAAGAAGCGAGCGAAACGCTTTCGGAGCACAACGGTAAACCGATGAGTCCTAATTCGGGATGGGAGGCTTAACCCTCAAAAATGAAGTCGTGTTCAGGGCACGTTAAAGTAGCCTGCGCAGATAAGCAGTATAGCCGATGCGGAGTATAGCGTAATAGCCAACCAGCGATGATATGAGCGGAAGGAAGCAACGTGAGTAAGTAATATATCGAAAAAAATCAGTCTGAAAAACATCGTCTTTATCAGTAAGAAAACGGGGTTGGGCGTCCGTACGCTGATTACAATATAGCCCTACTGACAGCTTAAAACTGGCATCCGGTAGTGAGAATCGGGTAGGGCACTTTTCTGTAGTGTTTTATTTTGTGTTTGTGTTGTATAGTGTACGGTCTGTGAAGATAGTGCACTTTTTAATAAGGGTGGTTAGCTTATCGGTTAGAGCTTAGTGTTGCGCAACCAATTATCACGATTGAGAGAGGTTCGATTCCTCTACCATCCACAATAATAATCAAATAATTAATCTTATGGCAAAAGGAATTAAAACAATAACAGGAGATTGGGTAAATTCTATCTCTAAATTAAAATTAGGAGAAGTAGTTAGAATACCTGATGAAAGCTATGATTGTGTTATGAGTTCGGCTCGTTATCGCTTAAAAAGAAAATATAAGGTACTGATAGAAAGAGAGGGTGAAAAGGAAGTCATTAAAGGATTTAAGTACTTTAAAATAAAAAGGACTGCATAATGGAACCTTTATCGCAATGTGAGTACCAAGTAGCTTATGAAGTAGCCAAAGGGCAAACCCCTGATGAAATAGCCGATTTTCTTAAAAAGTCGGTTTGGACGATAAAAGCGCAAATACGGGACATTCATAAGAAACTAGGCATTAATAACAATGTCGAGCTTACTTTATATATGCTATGTGATAGGGCAAAAAGAAATTTCGATTTGAAAGAAATACGAAAGCATGGAATTGAAATTTTCTTTTCTGTGTGGTTCTTAATATTGGCTATAACTCCTAATTTCCAAATGGATATGAGAAGGTTAAGAATGCGTTCCAGTGCTCGAATATCGGCAAGGGCGATTAGACCTAAAAGAGACAGTGATTTGATGTTCGCTGCCTAATATTAACTATAAAAATATGTTCTATGAAAACAATTCATAAAATACAGAATGTAATTGCGGTCATTGCTTTAGGAATGTCTATGCATTTAGCAACGCAATTGGAAATAACTACCAAAGAGACTATATCAGCCGCTATAATGGTAGTTCTCACTATAGTAATGTTATTAGAGAGAAGTTATAGAGAAGTTCAACAAAAATAATAGGAGGAATTATGGGAATTACAGAAATATTGGATAGTGGCGCAGATGTTACTTTGAAAATTAAAAGTAAAGACTTAAAAGATTTTGCGGAGCATTTGATTGAAAAATCAATAAAAGGGGTCAAAGAATCATTTGTTAGACCGGAAGAGAGATATTTAACGATAAAAGAAGTTGCTGAAAAACTTCATGTTGATCCATCAACTTTATGGAGTTGGGATAAAAAAGGTTATCTCCGTAAAATAGAGGTTGGAGGGAAAAGATTATATCGTGAAAGTGACGTAGAAGCAATTCTAAATCGCAAATAACCATTCTAATCCTAGTGTCCGTTGATTCGGTATCTAGGAATAAAATTTTGTCATTTAAATTCGATTTTGGAAGCGTCGGTTCGTGAGGATAGGCGCTTTATTTATTTCGATTAACCACTTTGAATAATATAAGATATGGGACTTATTAAGAAACCTAACGAGCTGACCGTTAAGACTACATTGTCAGCACTGATTTATGGCCAACCAGGTATGGGTAAAACAACACTTGCATTAAGTGCTCCTAATCCTGTATTGTTTGATTACGACGGTGGTATTCACCGTGTAAATGCAGCTCATCGTGTCCCTACTGTCCAAATAACCAGTTGGGAAGAAACGAATGAAGTATTATCCTCCGAGGAAATAGAAGAATTCGATACTATTGTTATTGATACAGCGGGCAAAATGCTTTCTTTCATGGATAAATTCATTATACAAACCAATCCTAAGATGCGCAAGAATGACGGTACGTTATCTCTACAAGGGTATGGAGTTCGGAAAAATATGTTCATTAATTTTGTGAATCAGGTTTCTCTTATGGGAAAATCTGTGATATTCGTAGCTCATGAACGTGAAGAAAAGAATGGGGATGATAAACAGATTCGTCCAGAAATTGGTGGTTCATCTGCAGGAGATTTAATAAAAGAACTTGATCTGGTCGGGTATATGGAAGCTATAGGAAAAGATCGAACTATATCTTTTGATCCATGTGAAAAGTTTTATGGTAAAAATACTTGTAATCTTCCATCACGTATAAAAATACCTGTCATTATTGATTCTTCCGGGCAAATAACAGGAAAGAATGATTTTATGACAAATGTTATTCTTACATATAAGGAGTATCAAGCAAAACAAACTGAATTATCATCTGTATATGATACAGTGGTTGATGCAATCCGTGATACTGTGGAGCAGGTTACAGACCAGGTTTCCGCCAATGAAGCCAGAACGGCTATCTTAAATATGACACATGTCTTTGATAGTAAATTACGTGGTAGTATCCTACTTAATGAAAAATGTAAGAAACTAGGTTTGAAATTTAACAAAGCATCGAATCTATATGAACCTGCGGCCTAAGTATAAACTATATCCGACGCTACTTGATAAATTCACTCAATATCTAAGAGTAGACGAACAAGTTGAAAGTTTTTGGAATATTGATGCTGAAACAGGAGAATATAAGAAGAGCCCGGAACAGATAGAGGAAGAACTAAAACAAAGCCTATTAGATGCCATAAATCGTGTTCCCTTTGAAAGTGAAGCATCAGATAAGGGTACGGCTTTTAATGCCATCATAGATTGTTATATTCATAAGAAAAACCATATTCCTAATGAACGTGAGCCATATACTATAATTGGAGATAAAGAAACCAATATTATTCAGGTTGATTTTCCTGCCACAGATATATCTCCAGAAAGACATTTCCTCTTTGATAGGATCTGGTGTATTGAACAGTCGGAATATTTTGCTAACGCCTTGTCTCAAGTATTGGTTTCTGCAATACTTCCCACCTGTTATGGAGAAGTGGAATTATATGGATATATAGATGAGTTAATAAGGGATGTTGTTTATGATATTAAATCTACCTCTAATTATCAATTTGGAAAGTATGAACATGGATGGCAAAGACATGTATATCCCTATTGTTTAATTGCATCCGGTCAAATGGATAATATTAAGGCTTTTGAATATACTGCTTTCCATTTAAAAGGCGGAACTAGTCGGAATCCCCTGATAACAGGTGTTCGTTATCCTGAATATTATACATATAATCATGAGCAGACAGTTAAGTTGCTTACCGCTCATGTTGAACGGTTTATAGAATTCATAGAGGAAAATCGGGAATATATTATAGATAAAAAAATATTTGGTTTGGAATGATTTTCGATTTGAAGAATGAATATCAAATACCCAAGTTCAAAGAGTATGTAAACAAGCTGTTTAGTGAACGTGCGGTGGTGGAAGTGAAAAAGAAACTTCCTAACCGCACGCTTGCCCAAAACAGCTACTTACATCTTCTTTTAGGATATTTCGGTAGTGAGTACGGTTGTAGCCTTGACGAAGCCAAAATTGACTTCTATAAGAGAACTTGCAACCGTGATTTGTTTGAACGCAAAACGATCAACAAGAAAGGTGAAGAAGTAACTTATTTACGCAGTTCGGCAGAACTGACAACAGGGGAAATGACTTTATCTATTGAGCGTTTTCGTAATTGGAGCACGGCACAGGCAGATATTTATCTACCGGCTGCTAATGAACATCAAATGTTGGTATATGCCCAGCAAGAAATTGAACGTAACAAAGAATTTATTTAATCATTTTATTTTATGGACAAATTTTTAGGTCAAGAAATCCCCGAAAAGGATAGATGGCAGTTCTTACAGGACAATGCCGATGCAGTGGAAGAGATTGGCTATACTCATCGCTTTACACCGGATGAATTAGCGCAAAAGAAAGAATCTCTTGCTGAAACCTCAATTCAAATTAATGATATTGAGATAGAGAAAAAAGAAGCAATGGAAGCATTTAAGGCAGAGTTAAAGCCTTTGAATGAAAGGAAACAGGAACTTCTTGAAAATATAAAGAAAGGCTCTGAATATGTTGAAAATGAAGAGTGTGTAAAAATTCTCTATCATGAAGAAAAGATGGCCGGGTATTACAACAAACTTGGTGAGCTGGTTTATTCCCGTCCTATCATGCCGCAGGAAATGCAAAGAACTATTTTTAATATTAACCGTAAAACAGGAACAGAATCATGAGCGAAAACAAATTAAACGTGGTTGTACCGAAAGATTATAATGGTACGCCTATTGAAGTAGTATTGAGAGAGGGAACAGCCCCCGAACAACTGGAGATAAAAGAGCCGGAAAGGGTTATGATAGACGGGACGATTGATGCGCCTTACAGATGGTTAGAGAAACGTATTGATTTAATCAACCAAAAGTCTTCCAATATTATCGTGAATCGTGACAAGATGGGGATGATTTTAACGATTAACGAAACAAATTATTACCAAGATGCCATCACCGGTGTACTTCAGCCGTCCAAAGAGATGGTAGAGTTCGGCATTAATACCGATAAGAAATGGGAACCTATCAAATTATCGCAGTTTTTGAAGATGCACCGAGCTTTCTTTACTGACAAGTCGCAGAACATGATGCTTGTTTCTACTTTGAAGAACTTCAAGGCAAAAGTAAACCAAGACATCGAACGCAGTAAGGAGGAAAATGGCAGTAAGGTGGATAACTACTCACAGGTGGTTGATTCCAACCTTCCAAAATCTTTCAAACTAAACATCCCTCTTTTCAAAGGTTTTGCCTGTGAAGAGATAGAAGTCGAAATTTACGCTGATGTGGACGGTCGGGATGTTTCTTTATCTCTTGTGTCTGCCGGTGCGAATGAGGCCATCGAGGAATACAAGAATAAAGTCATTGATGAACAATTGGAGCAGATCAAACAGATTGCACCGGATATTGTAATTATAGAAGTATAAGATGGTTGGTGGTATGGCGGAATTGGTAGACGCTGACAACTCTTAGTAGACTTGGTTATGATGTCATGAAAACTGGGCATCATTGTAAAACGAACCAATCCAGTGTTACACGGAAGATGTAGAAGATTGCCAAGCATTGCAGGTTCGAATCCTGCTACCACCACAAACTAAAATTATAAACAATGCCGTATTACATTAAACGAACCAAAGCTAAGAAAAAAGACAAGCCTTTACCTCTGTTTGATAAAGCAGGGGTAACAGTAAAGAAAAAGCCGGATTTGAAAGCTAAACTCGACAAGGAGTTTTCCCTTTTCATCCGGCTTCGTGATTGTATGCCGAACGGATATTTTCGCTGTATCAGTTGCGGACAGATAAAGCCGTTTACACAAGCAGACTGCGGGCACTATTTCAGTCGTACACATTTGGCAACACGGTTTGATGAGAATAATTGCCATGCCGAATGCCGGCACTGCAACAGGTTCAAAGCCGATCATTTGGAAGGCTATCGGGTGAATCTGATAGCCAAAATCGGGCAACAGAAATTTGACTTGCTGAAAGTGAAAGCTGATGGTACTTCCAAAATGACTGATTTTGAGTACGAACAGCTAATCAAGTATTACAAAGCACTTAATAAGAAGTTACGAAAGGAGAAAGGGGTATGAATGATTTGGAAGCAGGAACATTTGTCATGATGGTCAAGAATAATGATGGTTCATTCTCTCCGGTTGGATTAAGTAAGGAACAGGCTTATATAATCCGGACATTTCTTTCCAAACTTAGTGAGGATTCCCCTTTTATCATTAAATCAGAAGATAGATATGTACAAACTACGTGATTACCAACAGAAAGCCTCTGATGCTGCCGTTTCTTTCTTCAATAACAGGGCGAAGAAGACGAATGCTATCATGGTTCTGCCTACGGGGAGTGGAAAGAGCCTTATCATAGCGGATATAGCCGCAAGGCTTGACGGTCATACATTGGTTTTTCAGCCCTCAAAAGAAATTTTAGAGCAAAACTTCAAAAAACTCTGCTCATACGGCATTCTTGATTGCAGTATCTATTCAGCATCCTTTAACTCAAAGGAGATAAGCCGGATAACATTTGCCACCATCGGCAGTGTGAAGAATCATCCTGAACTGTTCACCCACTTCAAGAACATCATCGTGGACGAATGTCACCTTGTTAACCCTAAAGAGGGAATGTACAAGGATTTCTTCGATGCGGTGAAGTGTAAGGTTCTTGGACTGACAGCTACACCGTATCGTTTAAGTTCCAGCCGTGACTTTGGTTCTATGCTGAAATTCATCACCCGGACAAAGCCTCATGTTTTTTCAGAGGTCATTTACCATGTACAGGTATCAACCCTATTAGATATGGGCTACTTGGCGAAGCTAAACTATTATCCGATGAATCCTTCAGGATGGAATGAACTTAACCTGAAAGTAAATACCACCGGTGCAGACTATACGGATAAATCAGTTCAACGAGAATATGAACGGATAGACTTCTACGGTTATCTCGTTCATATCGTCCAAAGACTGATGAATCCCAAAGCAGGTGGTAAGAGAAAAGGCATTTTAGTATTTACTCGGTTCTTGAAAGAAGCAGAGCGGTTGACCTATTCAATACCTGGTTGCGCTATTGTATCCGGTGATACTCCAAAAGCAACTCGTGAAATGATTCTCCAACATTTCAAAACTGGGGAAATACCAGTAGTGGCGAATGTCGGGGTATTGACTACGGGTTTTGATTATCCAGAACTTGACACTGTTGTTATGGCACGTCCTACGATGTCACTTGCTATGTGGTATCAGATAGTCGGTCGGGCTATTCGCCCCCACCCTTCCAAAGAATGTGGCTGGATTGTAGATTTATGCGGTAACATCAAACGTTTTGGCGAAGTCTCTGATTTACGGTTGTTTGATAGCGGTAATGGTAAATGGGTAGTTTGCTCTAAAGGAAGACAATTAACAAACGTGAGATTCTAACTATGGACGAAGGATTTTTGAGGCTAAGCCGCAGGTTTTTCTCGAATGAAATGTGGAAGGTAGCCCGTGAGTTTTCGGAGTGCGAAGCGTGGCTTGACTTGATTCAGTCAGCACGATTTGAGGCAACCGACAAGGCGTACAGCGAACTCATCGGAGGTCGGGAAATCTCTTATACAAGAGGTCAATATCCAGCATCCATATCGTTTTTGATGAAGCGTTGGCAATGGTCTGAAAAGAAAGTACGCTATTTCCTTGCCAAACTGAAAAAGAGAGGTATGATAACGACTTGTAACAAACAAGGCATGACTGTGATAACTTTATGCAACTATGATGAGTATAATCCTGTCAAAGGCAAGGATGAGGACATAGGTAGGGGCATAGATAACAACAAAGAAATCAGTGAGTTAAACAATGCTTTGGGCGAGCTAAGGGCAGAGCTAAGGGCAACTGCTGAAAAAATGGCTAAAAAAATGGAAGAATTGGGGCAGGCTAGGGGCAATAAGAAGAAGAAAGATAAAGAAATAGATAATAATAATCCCCCCATACCCCCCGAGGGGGAGGGGATAAATATAAAATCTCGTTCTGTTTTTGAATCTTATGTGAAATCGACTTTTGACACAGATTACTATTGGACCGAGAAAGACGCTGGATCAATGAGTAAACTTCTTAAGAAGATTAGTTTTTCCCGGAATCAGAAAGGTATGCCTGTTGATGATGATTCTCTATTGTACGCTCTTCAAAGTTTGTTATCATCAATACACGATGATTGGATATTGAAGAATTTTAGCGTAGCTATAATTAACTCAAAATATAACGAAATTGTAAATCAAGCAAGAAATGGAAACAAGGATAAGACCGGTAACTCCGATTCCGATAGGAAAGCTGTTATCCGCACAACTGCCACCTACAACATTGATAAATGACAAGAAGAGACGAGCGGAAGTGTTTGCTGAATGCTGCCGCTTTGTTTGTCCGGGATTTAAAGTTGAAGGGGCTTTTAGAAAGATAATGAATGATATATTTCTCTATGCAGAAGGTGATTCGGGGGCTGGGAAAGGCCTTTTGCTAACAGGAGATTACGGGACCGGTAAATCAACTATAATGCAAATTCTAAATAAATACTTATGGTTTATTGGAGGACGTGATGCCGGGGATTATCCCATTGGAGGATTCAGAATTGATTCCGCCTCTTATGTTGCTACTGGGTTTTCGATGAAAGGACGGGATTATTTGGAGCTGTATACTTACAATGGTGGAATCCCTAGGACGATCTGTTTTGATGAATTAGGGAGGGAACCTATTCCTTCTAAGCATTTTGGTACGGAGTTGAATGTTATGCAGTATATTCTTCAATGTCGATATGAATTGAGATACGAGTGTAAAACTCATATAACGACAAATCTTTCTATAGAAGAGATTCAGGATCGATATGGTGCATATATCGCTGATCGCATTAATGAAATGTTTAATGTAATTGAATTGAAAGGATCTTCCCGCAGATGAGAATACTCCTAAACATCCTCCTTCTCCTAGGAGTGAACATCTTATTTTACCTGGTGGTATATGCGATAGCGAACCACCTGATGGATAACATCAATTAAGACTAGATAAAAATGAAATTAGTTCATGGCAGTTTATTCAGCGGCTTTGATGCCCCTAGCGTTGCAGCTTCATGGATGGGATGGGAAAATGCCTTTCACTGTGAGATAAACCCTTTTTGCAACGAGATACTAAAATATTGGTTTCCTGATTCAGAACATTATGAAGATATTACAAAAACAGACTTTAGAAAATGGAGGGGAAGAATCGATGTCCTCACAGGCGGATTTCCTTGCCAGCCTTTCTCCCTCGCAGGTCAGAGAAAGGGAGCGGATGATAACCGCTACCTCTGGCCGCACATGCTCCGTGCTATACGGGAAATCCGACCCGCTTGGGTTATTGGTGAAAACGTTGCTGGAATCCTCACGATGGTTCAGCCCGGCAAGGAGACTGAAGTGGGAAGCCAAACCTCTCTTTTCGGAGAAGATAACCGAAAAAGAATATTGCTACGACAAGAGTATGTTGTCGAAACCATCTGTAAAGACCTTGAGCGAGAAGGATATTCCGTCCAACCGTTGCTTATTCCGGCTTGTGCCGTCGGAGCGCCCCATAGAAGAGACAGGGTGTGGGTTATTGCCCACCGTGCAGACTCAAGGACTGAAGATGTGCGACGAGAACGGGAAGACAAGGTTTTATCCGATGGAATTGCTCCCGACACCAATGGCTACGGATATTTATCATCCGGAACGTGTGAGGAATCTGAAAGATGCAGGTGCGGAAACGATGGCGAGTCGGAAAAACGGAAGCAATCGCCCGAATGGTCTAATGGACTTCATGGATTTCTACGGAATGCTTCCTACCCCCAATGCCCGGGAAGCGGACAAATACAGCAAAAAGTACAATCCAAAAAGCCAAATGGGTACTGCATTGACAGCAATGGCAGTAAACGGAATGTTGCCGACTCCTACAAATTCAATGGTGACTTACCAGGATTTCATTCAGGCAGGATATCACAGTTCGAAGCGTCCGGATTACGGATTGATCCCGACACCTACTGCGAGTTCCCATCACAACGGATGCTGCAAGGAGAGAAAGGACGGTACAAGCAGAAAATCCGAACTGAATCATTACATAGCCGCTCAAACTGGCAAAACTTCCCAACTCAATCCCCTGTTTGTCGAGGAAATGATGGGCTTCCCTTTGATGTGGACAACCTTACCATTCCTTTCACAAAGTGGAGACAGGAATCAGTCAAAGGATACGGAAACGCCATAGTTCCGCAGGTGATTCTTGAAATTTTCAAAGCGATAGAAGAATTGGACAATTAATTAAAATATTTGCAATGAATACAACCTTTGAGAAATCGGTTAATACCACCGATGAATGGTACACGCCAAAAGAAATTATAGACGCATTGGGAAAGTTCGATTTAGATCCATGCGCTCCGGTTAAACCGCTTTGGCAAACAGCTACACAAATGTACAACAAGAACCATGACGGATTAACTAAAGATTGGGTAGGTCGTGTTTGGCTAAATCCACCTTACTCCCGTCCTCTAATAGAACGTTTCGTTAAACGTCTGGCAGAGCATGGAAACGGAATCGCATTACTTTTCAATCGTTGCGATTCAAAGATGTTTCAAGATGTCATCTTTGAAAAAGCAACAGCTATGAAATTTCTACGGAACCGGATTCGCTTCTTTCGACCGGATGGGACTCGTGGAGATTCGCCCGGTTGCGGAAGTATCCTAATCGCTTTCGGTGAAGATAATGCCGATATATTAAGAACTTGCGATATCGCAGGTAAGTATATACGAATCAATTAGAGTAAAACCTTGCAAGTTCTTGAAGAATTATCAAGGATTTGCGAAAAACAAATCAATGAAGGAACATTATGGAAATAATCAAACTAACGAAGAAAGAAGAGGAATGGATTAAGGAGCTGAAGAAGGTAATCCGAAAGAAACCTAAGAATCTGATTCTCTTTGCTGATGGAAATTTAAATATCTTGAAACTTGATAAGGATGATAATGATGGAGTGGGCGAAAATGGAAGAATGAAAAGTGATAGAATAGTAGAAATTATTCTTAATGCCTGTGATGGAGGTGCATTTTAATTAGAGTAAAACAATTTAGAAATGAGCAAATACAGTGAATACCATTACGCCTTTACCTCTACAGTAGCCCATCTGCGGAAGATAAACCAAGTTCTTACTCTTTTGAAAAACGAAAAATGATCTAATCATGACCCGCAATCAATTTATTCATTACTCCTATCGACATAGTGAGATCATTATCTGGCATCAAAAGCACCCAGAAGTAGATATTGAATGTATGCTGATAGGGGTAGATTTCGATCACGAATTATTTCATCTTGTTCCTATCGACTTAGATTATTACGAAGATAGATCGTATTGGCTTCCTTATACATCATGCGACAAACAGTTTAAGAAGCCTAAGATGAAAGTGGTAAGGAGTGATAGAACAATAGTAACTAAATAACTAAAACAGAAATGAATATAGATAAATTTATTAATAGTACTATCAAAAGCTATGATGAATATCGAAAGAATTGTGACATCATAGCTAAGGAGGCGCAAAGATATATCGACTTTGATAAATTCGTTTCTTGCGAATATATCAATGGCGTAGGACTTAGTATATTGGTAACGTTACCTGAAACAGATGATTATACTATTCCCGAATGTGTATGTCCTGTAGTAGGGTTCTTTGAATATGCCAAAGGTAAGGACAAACTATCAGTAGATGACATTAAAAAACTATCATTATGAAACAGACATTAGAAGAAGCTGCAAGAGAAGGGGCTGAAGGATATAATATCGTTGGACAAACTATTTATAAATCCGGATTCAGAGCTGGTGCAGAATGGCACGCAAAGCAATCCCCGTGGATAAACGTTGAAGAGCGGTTGCCGGAAACAAATGATGGACAATCTTTATATGAGGTCATCGTAGTTACTTCCGATAGAAGATTCTTAGTTGTAATCAATACAGAAGTAGAACATCTTGTTGGGCTTTTGGGAGTCACCCACTGGATGCCAATTCCGTCTTTCGATGAAATACTGGAAACCAACAGAGATGTACTAGAACGGATTAAAGAGAAAGGAGACTAATATGTATGTAGCAAGAGACAAAGACGGGGATTTATGCCTTTATAAGAAGCAACCCGTGAAGTATTCGGAAAGTTGGCAATTATGTAGTGACAATCCCCATGATTTCTATAAGCTAGACTCTTCTTTATTCCCCGAAGTAAAATGGGAAGATGAAGAGCCGACAGAAGTTGAATTGGTAAAGAAGGAGGAATAAAATGAATCGTACAATAAAATTCAGAGGAAAAAACTTATATAATAACGAATGGATATTTGGTGACTTGATTCAGTACGAAAGTGGTGAAATGGCTATTTTCAGCAATAAACTTTCCCAATATGGATGCGAAGCTACTGAAATGTTTAATAGAAGTAAGGTCATTCCCGAAACCGTAGGTCAGTTCACCGGATTACTTGACAAGAACGGTAAGGAAATTTACGAAGGGGATATATTGTTAATGGGTGAAGATGAAGGCGTAAGAATCTATAATAAAGTAGGTGTAAAAGACGGATGTTTTGGATATATCGGAGAGTATAGTGGAGAATTATTGCCATTCTGTAACTATAATGTAATGGAAGAGATTGTAGGCAACATCTACGATAATCCTGAATTAATCAAGGAGGAATAATCATGAAGAAAATAATGTTCAATGATAAACTTGGCTTAACCCAAGCCGTATTGGAAGGTCGGAAGACTATGACGAGAAGGATTTGTAAATACGATAGACCTGATGAAAGTTGGGATATTGTATTTCCCGTTTTTGGATCTAAAGATTATGATAACGAAGGGAACCTAGTATCTCCTTTATTTGGTGCATTTGGGTGGAAAAATAAAGATGGAGATTTTACAGGATGGAATAATCCCCTTTACAAGGTTGGCGAAGTTGTTGCCATTGCACAAAGCTATAGGGATTTAGGCTATTCCCCAGACTCACTAGACAGGCATCCGAAAGATTTAAGCATTCGTGGCCTCATGAAGAATTCCGCAGGATGGAATAACAAGATGTTCGTTAAGTCATATGCTTGTAAACATCACATAAAGATAACCAATGTAAAAGTAGAACGCCTACAGGATATATCAGATGAAGATTGCTTGAAAGAAGGAATTATTCATGCGTATACTGATAATAATGGAATAAAGAGATATCATACCCCTCATACAAAAAGAGGATATTTATCAACAGATGTAGCTCAACAAGCTTTTTCGTTCTTGATAGATAAAGTTTCCGGCAAAGGCACATGGGAAAGTAATCCGTTTGTATTTGCTTACGAGTTTGTGTTAGTTGACTAAAGGAGGAATAGCCATACCAATAAGCGAAGTTGCAGAATTAATACTTAAAATCGCATTATTCATCCTAAATGCTACAACTGTTGCCATCATTGTAATTTTGATAGGCAAATGGCACAGACGCATGGAGGTCAAGCTGAATGACATCAAAAGTTATATTCAGCACGTAACGGATCGTAACGACATCGTATACATCAATCAGCTTGAAGAGATAAGAAGAATACTTATAAAAGCCGAACGTTACGAAGATGCAGCTAAGATAAGCAAGTGTATTGAAGATGAATACAGTAATCTTAAAAGAAAAATAGAAGACAGAGAACAAATGATTGATCCTTTAAAATGATTATGAACCAAGCAGACAGCAACCTACTGGCGGAATGTATGAAGGAAGCCATGAAAGTGGAATTCCTGGACACCAGTGAAGAGATAAAGTTATGGGCTTATTCCTTGTATAATGCGAAAATATGGGGAAAGAACACAAAGTAAAAGAGCGTCACCCGAACCACCAGATAGACGCCCTTCCCTAATTCATAGTACAAATATACTATTTACTTTTAAATAATCGTACTATGTTTTCAGAAATATCAGAGTTAAAATCTATCAGAGAGCAGAAATCCAGATTGTCGGAAAGAGAGTCTGAATTATCTGCTCCTATTATGTCAGATCTGGATTATATTCCATCCATATATAAATGGTTTTGCGAAATACAGGATTTTAGGGATTGTCCGGGAAATAAGGATAGCGTTCATATCAGAAAGAAGTTTATATTTATTATTCTTTTCCTTTATGCTCCCAGTGTATTGGCCGGTGGAAGAATGCCAAAAGGACTTCGGGATAAGATTGCCGAATCGGTAAATATCAGCGATAAAACATTTATTTCCCACAATATCGAAACTGTGGTTGTTCTCTACAATAATTATAAGGACTTTCGGAAGGATATAGAGTATATTTACACTGGAATTGTATCTCGGTTGAAAGACAATGGTATAATAGATAAGGTATGATAAAAAGAGAAAACATAGTAATATCTAAAGTGTATCCCAATGATGGGCAAATAGCGGGATTACCGAAGAATCCTAGACTTATCAAAGGAGAAAGATTTCGTAAGCTTTGTAAATCAATAAAAGAGCTTCCCGAAATGACAGAAGCAAGGGATATTCTTGTTTACCCATATAACGGTGGATACATTGTAATTGGGGGAAATATGCGTTTGCATGCTTACAGGCATTTAGGATGGAAAGAAGTGCCATGCTGTATTTTACCGGAAGATATGCCAGTAGAAAAGCTTCGTCAAATGCTTATTCAGGATAATAATCCCTTCGGAGAGACAGACTGGGATATGATTGCCAATGAATGGGACGGCAAAGAGCTTGATGATTGGGGATTTGAGGTGTGGCAGGAGCCGGAACAAAAGTCTTCAGAGCGTAGTTCAGAGGAACAACAGGAAGAAGAAAGCGAAGAGGATATAGAAAAGGCTGATTTCTACGATATGATGCTTGGTGACAGGATATATGACAGCAATAATGATTTTGACATTCCTAATTTAAGGGCGGACGAACAGCCAGTAAGCGGTCTTGTAATTCCTTTATCAGCATGGGGCGCTGATACCAGGCAGAAGAAAGGAATATCCACCTATCATTTCTATGTGGAGGATTACCGATTTGAAGCAATATGGAAAGACCCGACAACTGTTCTTAATAGCGGATGTGAGGCTGTCATAGAGCCGAACTTGTCTTTGTTCGACACAACCCCTGTTGCCTACGGATTACATCAAATATACAAAAAGAGGTGGATTTCCAGATATTGGCAAGAATGTGGTGTGAAGGTGTGGGCTGATTTGAATGTGGCAAAGAAGTTTCAAAAGTGGAATCGTTTAGGTGTTCCTGACGGGTATAACGCTTTTGCGACCCGTGGATATTCTGACAGGCAGGAGTATTTAAAAGAAGAAATTCAGATTGCTCGTGAAATATCGGGAAAGGATATTCCTAATATGATAGTTTACGGTGGTGGAGATAAAATAAAAGATATATGCGTGCAAAACAGCATTATATATGTCGAACAGTTTATGGCTAACAGAGTTAAGAAAGGAGATTGAAATGGCTAAAACAAGTGGAGGGATTAGAGGAGGATCAAGTAAAAGTTTTTCGGGAGATGCTCGTACTCTATTTAGTAATATAGAAAGAGGTTACGGACGTCAAATTGATTTCTCCGGTTATCAGACCAAAAAACTTCAAAGTTTACAGAGGTTAGGAAAAAGTTATAATCCAAATGAGAGGAATGCGGCTATACAAGCATATAACTCTTATGCAAACAGGGTTACAGGTGGGGCATACCGCTCTATTGAACACAGTTCGCTTGAAGGGGCAAGGTCTGAATTAATAAAGACTGCTCAAAAAGCATCTGCATACAGAAACCTAAATGCAATAACAGAAGAATTAAGACGAAGAAGGAAAAGATAATGGCAAAGACATCAGGAGGAATTAGGGGGGGGCAGTGCAAAATCTTCCCGTAGAACTGGGCCGGGATTTACCGAACCTATTCAGGGACCTACAAAAGCGAGTTCCAATGCAACAGAGATTCAATATGTATTTATTGACAAGATAACGGGAAATGAGTCTAACGGTTATATTAGTTCTGATGTTGCGAAAAAGGCGATAAAACAAGCCGAAAGAAGCGATAAAGATGCTGGTATATATGAACCTGATAATTATTATATTCAACGAATAGAAGTAATGAAAGGGACTAATCGCTCTAGTAAGTACAGAGGGTGGTAATTTATAATAATAAAGCAAGTAGAAAACGGTTTGTAAACGGTTTGAAATGGCAAATAAGAATATAGCTAAAGATGGAAAGAAAACAAGATTTACGAGCGAAAACCAGCCTCTAAACAGAGGCCGGAAGCCTAAGCTATATACTATTGCAAAAAAAGCCTATAATATATCCTATGACGAATGGAAGGAGGTTGTAGTGTATGTTATGCAATGTACCAAAAAAGAGGTTGAGGATATTATAGATAAAGATGATACCCCCATGTGGGTCATTAATATTTGCAGAGCATTATATAAAGATTCCGGCAAGGGTTCTATCGCTACGTTAAAGGAACTGACCGAAAAGTTATGGGGAAAGCCCATGCAAGAGACAAAGCCCGAAGATGCCAATATACCTACCAATATAGACCACGGTATTAGTATTGATTCCTGGATTAAAGACAAGCTGAAATGATAGTACCTCAAGAAATTTACCATCCATTATACACTGATACGGATAAATTCATTATTCTTATCACCGGTGGTCGTGGCTCCGGCAAATCCTTTAATGCTTCCACCTTTATTGAACGGTTGACCTTTGAAATGACTCCGGTAGGAAAGATAGTGCATCAGGTTCTCTACACCCGCTACACGATGGTTTCCGCTGGTATGTCTATCATCCCCGAAATGATGGAGAAGATAGATTTGGACGGTACCACGAAATATTTCAAGACTACCAAGACGGATATAGTCAATAAGATGACTAAGAGCCGTATCATGTTTCGGGGCATTAAAACCTCTTCCGGTAATCAGACGGCAAAACTAAAATCTATTCAGGGGATTACTACTTTCGTCTGTGATGAAGCGGAAGAGTGGACGAATGAGGAAGAGTTCGATAAAATAATGCTCTCTATCCGTAAAAAGGGGATTCAGAACCGGATTATCATCATAATGAACCCGTGTGATTCCAATCACTTCATCTACAAGAAATACATTGAGAAAACCCATAAGCTTGTAGAGATTGACGGAGTGCAGGTGCAAGTCTCTACTCATCCGAATGTTCTTCATATCCACACCACCTATTTTGATAATTTGGAGAATCTTTCACCGGAGTTTCTGAAAGAGGTTGAGGATATGAAAGTAAATGATCCGGATAAATATGCTCATGTGGTTATCGGACGATGGGCTGACGTGGCAGAAGGTGCTGTATTCAAAAAATGGGGCATTGTTGATGAGTTCCCGATTTGGTGCAAAAAGGTTGCTTTTGGGCAAGATTTCGGGTATACTCATGACCCGTCCGCCTCTATTCGTTGCGGAATTATTGATAATGCTCTGTATTTGGATGAAGTGGATTACCGGACCGGGCTTCTTTCCTCTGACATCATTAAAACGCTTCGTCCATGGGGATTGAAGGTTATAGCCGATAGTGCTGACCCACGGTTGATTCAAGAAATACACAATGGAGGGATAAAAATATATCCTGTCGAAAAGGGAGCGGGTTCTATTAACGCAGGTATAGACAAAATGAAGACCATGGAGATTTTTGTAACTAAACGTTCATACAATCTTCAGAAAGAACTACGGAAATATGTGTGGGCTAAAGATAAAGATGGGAACTATATAAATGAACCGGAAGATCATGATAACCACGCTATCGATGCAGCCCGTTATTATGTATTGGGTGAGCTTCTTGGTAAAATTCAGAAACCTAAAGATTATTCGGGGATTTTTGGACGTTAAAAATATATCAATATGACATTAGAAGAGATTTTAGCATTAGAAGATGTAGATCAGAAGATCGAATATTTGAAGAAAGGGCGTAAAACAGAGGAACCCAATACCGGTGAAAACTGGAAGGATTGGAATGCTGATTTGCATGAAATCATTGTGGATAAAGAAAAATACCCGGACATCGAAGTTGTTGAAGAGAAGGAAAGGGAAGAATGGAATGATAGTACCGGTCAAAGCACTACTATCCCAGCTAAAAAACGTACAGAGCCGTGCAACCGTATATCTATCCCGCTGGAGCAAGATATCACCAATATTCAAACAGCATTTACAGTAGGGGTTGAGCCTAAGATGGATTGCGCTCCGTCCAATGAGGATGAAAAAGGGTTATTTTATGCTATCCAACAAGTACTGAAGAAGAATAAAATAAAGTACCAGAATAAACGTATAGTCCGTTCATGGCTTTCTGAACAGGAATGTGCCGAATACTGGTATGCAGTCAAAGATGATTCGTTCTGGACTAAATTCTGGAATAAAATACAGAAGGCTTTCGGGGGAAGTGTAAGACCGCAAAATAAGCTCCGCAGCGTAATATGGTCGCCATTCAGGGGAGATAAACTTTATCCTTTCTTCGATGATGCCGGAGATTTGGTTGCCTTCTCACGTGAATATAAAAAGAAAGATCTGGACGATGTAGAAATAGTATGCTTTCAAACTGTTACCGCTACCCATGTTTACCAGTGGGAAAATACGAATGGGTGGGAAGCAGTAGAGGAGAAGTCTTTCAGGCATGGGTTTAAAAAGCTCCCTGTTTTATATGGTTATCGCCCGGAAACTTACTGCCATAAGATAAAGACTATACGTGTACGCATAGAGAAGATATTATCAAGCTATGCCGATTGTATAGACTACCACTTCTTTCCGTATTTAATGCTCTTTGGGGACGTGTCAGGCTTTACAGGGAAGAAACGCAACAGAATCATACAATTGACCGGAGATAAGGCAAACGCTCAATATCTGACCTGGAATCAGGTTCCTGATACTGTTAAATTGGAACTCGAAGGGCTTACTAACAGGGCGTACGATCTGACGAATACTCCACGTATATCACCGCAAGAGTTGAAAGGTCTTGGAAATGCCATTTCGGGGAAAGCGTTCAGGTATATTTTTATGGGTGCGCACATGGCGGTATCTAATCATGCGGAAGTAATTGGGGAGTTCTTTCAACGGAGGGTAAACTTCTTGGTATCAGCTTTGGCGGATATTAACCCATCCGAATTTGACAAGGCGTCCCAGACTATTGATATTGATGTGGATTTGGTTCCATATATGATTGATGATATTGATGAACGGGTAACAACGGCAGTTAGTGCAATAGATGGTAAAGTATGGTCCCGGAGAGAGGGTATTTTGTTTGCCGGTAATGTCGAAAGGGTGGATGAAGTCCTGAAAGAGATTGAGGAGGAAGAACAGAAAGAATCTTCTGAATCAGTCAAAAAGGACAATTTTTAGGGTGTGTGGTCGGAAAAATTCCGAGGGTTATACAAAAATCATAGAAAAAATAGAACAAAATATTTAATAATATGAACGATTTAGTATTTAAAGGTGAGAACAACCAAGCGCTAACAAGTAGCTTGTTGGTGGCTGAAAAGTTCGGGAAAGAGCATAAACATGTTTTAGATGCTATTAGGGAACTTATACAGGGGTGTGCCGAAAATTCGGCTGACCCCATGTTTGTTGAAACTATTTATGTTAACGAACAAAATAAGCAAGAATACCCAATGTTTATAATGAATCGTGACGGTTTTACTTTGCTGGCTATGGGATTTACAGGGAAAAAGGCTATGCGCTTTAAACTTGATTATATTGCAGCTTTCAATGCGATGGAAAAAGCTCTAAAGGAAAAGCTGAAGCCATTATCCCAACTTGAAATACTGGTCCAGTCCGCACAAGCTTTGCTTGAACAAAGCAAACGGATTGAAAACGTAGAAAAGAGGCTGGACGCGATGGAGCAGGAGAGAGAAGAAAACGGGAAATTGTTGTTAGCGGTTGCTGTTTCATCTGAAAAGGTACCGGAAATTTCTCTTCGTGATAAGATCCGCCAACTGGTGAACAAATATGCTTCGGCAACCAACACTAGACAACAGGACGTTTGGCACAAGGTTTATGAGCAATTATATTACCTCTATCACATTTCTATTAGTAACTATAAGAAGAAGTTCAAGGGAGAAACAAAACTTGAAATAGCGGAAAGAAATAATATCTTGGATAAGGTTTACGCCATTATCTCAAATATGGTCCGGGAGAGAAACGTTGCATGAGTACAGACATAAAGAAAGGGCAGCCCTAAAGCTACCCTTTCCCGCTGATTGGCGTCAACTAATGTGCCAGGCCGAAGCCCCTGACTACTCTATTTCTTGTTAATAAGCTCTTGTAGCATCTTGTTCGTCTCTACAGCTAACGAAGTCATTAGAAAGCCATCCTTACACATTTCATGTACTTGACCGAATATCCGCTTTAGATTCGATTCCATGCTTTCTTTCGGGTTGTACGCAACTTCTTCCTTTCCGTAAGGTATCATCCCACCGTAGATACTTCCGTGCTTCTTGCGACCGCTAACGAGCGTTTCTTGCAATGATTGGTTGAACTCCTTGATTTGCTTTTTGACGATGCGTTCTGCGTACTTCGTACAACGCTCTGAGCGGAGCTTCTCTTCCATTTCGTTGAAGGCGTTGATGTATGCTTCCTTGAACTGGGCGGCTACCTTTCCGGTGAAGCCCATGGCGAGGAAGGTGAAGCCGTCACGGGTCATGTAGTACATGGGATATGTTTTGCTTACATTCCCATTTTTCTTTGTATAGTCAGATAAGCCAAAATTGGCTTGTCTGAAATTTATGCTACATTCTAACTGATTTATAGCCCTTAAGACTTTACCATGTTCTTTGTGGAAGTAATCCGCAACCACCAAAGAAGAGGTTACGGCTTGACCGTTTTTCGCTTCTACCAAATCAATCCTATCGGTAGACCATAATTCCAAACTTCTTGTTTCCATAATGATTTTATTTAATGTGTTGATACTATCGTGTCGCTCTTGCTTAGCACATGAAAAACCTGTCGTTATCATCACCGAACATCTTATATCCGGCAAGTAGGCATAATACAATGATTGTAATTTCTGGCATATTCGTATATTTTAATGGTTAATCTCCTACGTAATGAGCACCGTATCTTCCAGTACTAGCCGTATAGTAAGCCGATGCTGGTATGCTCTTATTATTGTACCCCTTATCCATTGTATCCTTAGCAGCGTTGCTCATGGCTTCATGTCTTTCCGCCAAGAACTGATCCGTTCTAGCCTTTACCGCTTCCGGTGAACAGTATTCTTGCAATTTCGCAAGGCTCCAAGCTGATTTCAGACATTCGGAGAACGTTCTTTCGTTGCCGGCACGTTTGTAAGAGCGCCAAGCGGATTTCATTATTTGGGATAAGTTGTAACGTTTCATAATCGTATGTATGCTATCCGTTAAACATTTAGTTTTATTATTACGATGCAAATATAACTATGATTATAATACAAACAAACCTTATAAAGTTAATAAATGCTAATTTGATATACTCGAAGTATGTTTTCAAGCAAAGAATAATAACTAATGCTATAATTTTGTATATTTGCAAGCAATAAACTATAAGTATAATTATGAAGTTACGAATATTGGATATCTGCAAGCAAGCAGGAATAACTCAAAAAGAGTTAGCGGAAAGAATAGGGTTATCGGCTGTGGGTTTATCTAAAGCAATCAATGGTAATCCTACTAAAGATACATTGGAAAAGATAGCCAGTGCCCTAAACGTGAGAATTACTGAACTATTCGAGGAACCGACCAATATAAATGGCTACATCGAATTAGATGGAACTATCCACAAGGTTTCGAGTAAGGAGGATATTAAAAAGTTAGCGGAAAAACTATAAACCAAATAAAAAGGAGGTATTTATGTTAGAAACAGAAATTGAGATTCGATCATACATTTTAAATTATCTACAAAAATGTAAAACATGTAGGATAGCCACGATAAATTGCAAGTGCAAAAGTGAAACTATGTTTTTCAATGTATTAGATGAAATGGTTGCTAATGGAGAGATCGAGAAAAACAATAGCTTCATTTGGATACTTGATCGGGAATAGGAAGTAAGGCCGGAGAAATCTGGCTTTTCTTCATTTATAATCCCTCTTTTTCAAATTACCTAGTTGCCGTATTAAATATATACGGAAATTTTCATGTATTGAAATCAGAAAGGTATTGTAAAACTTGTATTTTATTTTTGATTTTTGTACGTTTGCGTATTGTATAACATAAAACACACATAGCATGAGATTATTCAATTTATTTAAAGGTAAACAGGATATACCTCCTAAAAGAGATATAAAGGATTTCTTTTCGATTGATATAAATAATCTTTTTCAATATAATCCAGTATACTCTCATACAGAAACAAGCTCGTATGGAAATGAAGTAAAACATTATACGCTACGCTTAAAAAAGCTAGAACTTGGAATTTTCTATGAAGCTGAAATATTAGAAGTCGCAGAAAATGAGTTAAATGTCATATTTAAAGGGAGAAGCAACCTTTTAACCAAAGAACTTGTGGAATTCATAAATTTTTGTGCTGATTGTTTGGGATTAGATAGTAGCGGATATGGTAAAGTTGAGAAAATAGATTATCAGCATGTTGATGCCCATGTATTCTCTCGTATGTGGGATAAAATATGGATTGATAATATGACAACTCCAACTATTATAATGACAATATATTCTTTAAATAAAAGCATTAACTAAATTGTAAATCATGGAAGGAATGACACTATTTGTATCTATCGTAATCATCGTATTCGGAATATTACAAATTATTCTGTTTTTCAAGTTATGGGGAATGACCAATGATGTGAAGAAGATAAAATCATCTCTTCCCATATCATTAGAAGGGATATCTCCTGCGAAAATCGAATTTGCCATAGGGAATAAAGAGAAGGCAAAAGAAATGGTAAAAAGGGAGTTCATTTCAGATGTGTATAAAATATACAGGGAAGTGTTAGCTTATGAATACTCCCAATATCAGCAAGAAAAAAGTCATTATGATAAAGGATATAAAAAATTGGAAGCAATATATAAGAACAGATTTAGTAAGCCTGAAGAATATATAGACTTTACTATGTTTGAAACATTTGACAAAGCTAACGATTTCTTTAAATAGTTATTCATCCCGCTATTTAGCGGGGCTTTTTATTTAATGCTAGAAAAATCACCTAAAACCAAAGAAAGGTAAGGAAATATTTGCATTTGTGTGCATTTGTATGTTAATTTGCCTCCGTACAACCATAATACACACAAAATATGAAGAAGTTTTTATTATTACTTTTAGTAAACCTGGCTACGTCTGTATACTCTCAAGATACATTCTTAAACTTTAAAATATTTAATGATAGAATTATATGGCAGAAGGTATATGAAACCTCTTTTTCAACTCAAGAAGTAATTGATTACTTTAAAATATTTGGGAATATAAGCATAGCCGAACAAACTGAATCTAGGATAATCGGAAGCTCTTCTGGTAACAAAATTGATTTCAACAAATATAAAGGTAGCAAAATTGGAAATACAATATTTGATGATGACTTAGCATATAAAGTCATCATAGATTTAAAAGATAAAAAATACAGAGTTACAATCTTGGATATACAATTTACAAAAGGAGATGGAATAATGATCGATGGGTGGGGAAATACAGGAAATCGTTCATCAATTATAGATAATAAATACATAAAAGATAATAAATTTAAGAACTCTTTTTCTAGGGAAGGATCAGAGTCTTTAGATAAGTTTTTTATAGATAAGTTTAGTGTGAAAAAATTTTTGGATATCTTTTGATACTCATTATACACGATATAATCATGAAAAAAGAAAACATTCAAAATGAATTTGTAGTCCGTTGCGGTAAAACTACGGACAGCATGGAAATATTAGAGAAAACATGCAAGGAAGAAGCCGAAAAGCTAGTAAAAACGCTGAATCTTGCCGAAGGAGATGCAATATCCGTTCCTTTTTGGGCACCTGAACCCGGATTCCCCGAACTTATCTGCGTGGGAAAATTCAAAAGGGATGAAAGCGGAAAGGTTATCTACGAATTAGATTTCTCGGAGTCAACATTGTAACTCATTCCCGCCCTTCGCAAGAGGGCAAAAGAAAAGCGGAGGTTACTCCGCTTCTATATATAATTTACACACCACTCTTAATTTTGCTTTCCTTCAAGATTTGCAAGATTGATTGTTGGCAATATGATCGGCCTAATTCCTGATAAAGAAGTTAGAGTAGAAATATACGCTCTTACGTAAGGGAATAATATAGCTGGAGCATTTATATTAAAAAATATAGATTTTGTCCTATCATCTATGTCTGAATCAAATTCAAATAATCCAATAAGATTTGCATATACTTGAAGATTTTGTTCTTTATCTGCAATTTTTACACCGAATTCTAATCTATACAGATTTTCGTCTTCATTAGACATACTTTTTCTTTCAAGCTCAATAGATATGTCTTCTGAAATTGGCATAGAAGGATTAAATTCTATATTAGCCTTATTTATTTTATATTCTTTTAGTCGGAATTTAGCTACTTTTTCTGTCATAATTTAAGCTGCAAGATTAAAATATTCAATTGTATTGGTATAATTATTTTCAGTAATTGTATAATTGAAAGATTGATATATCCCGTCAAAATCAGGAATAACACATGAACTTTCACAAGAAGTATACCCTGAAATGGATATTGGGGCTATTTTTTCAAATAATATATTATCCATATTATTTGTGTCGCTAATTTCACAAATTAAAATATCCTCATGAGGAAACATTGTACGAAAATTATTCCACAACTCATACTCCATCTCCATATATTTTTCATCCCCTCTTCTTATTTCTTCTGGAGAAATTTCTATAATATGGAAATTAGTAATCTCATCATAAGCATATCTTATGTTAATTTGAGATATTTCATTAGCGATTCTAACCAAACTTTCAGTAATAAAATCTTTAGCATTCATAATATTCCATATTTTTCAGTGAGTAATTTGTTCAATTTTTCAGCGCTATCTTTGGCTCTAACAACATCTCTGTCTGTTATTTCCTCGTTAGAATAATCTGCTCTCTTTCTTAACATTTTTAATATGCCATAATAAGTATTATAGTCAATTCCATAAAATCTATTCTTTTTGGATAACTTCTCACTTATATGACTAGAAATATAAAAATGAGAATCTACAGATTTAGTTTCCCTATCTTGAATATCGTAACTAAGCCCTTCATAATGAGCTAACACGTATTTAGACAATTGGAAACAAGAGTAATATAAACAATGAATTGATGATGCAAGCTTTCCATTATCTACTAACAAATTAGCAGCAATAATGTTTTCTTCAGACTTTGCTTTTACAATAGGCATTTTGCAATTGTGTTATATTAATTGGTGATTTTAAATCATATACTATACACCAAACATTGTTTATTTATTGGGGGAAATAAAAAAAACTTCTCTTTCTAAATGGGATATCTTCTTATCCCTTAGCTGATTCGTAAGCATGAGAAGTGATTTAGAAGGATTTTCTATCATCAGTGTGTGTTGCGTGTACAATAATGGCTTCATGTTTATCTCCTTTCATAGAAATAATTAATTGTAAGACAATCTATATTTCTAGTAAGTGTTATTGCTATATAATTATGTGTTTAGTACATATCGACGTGCAAATATACAACAACAACATCAAACACCCAACAAACGATCACTAAATTGAGCATTTTCAATGGTTATTTAACCATCACTAACCTCACAATGTTAATTATTAACAGTTTCAGCATCACCTTCTCTCTCACCAATAGCACTAACTTCATTACCTTGTATTCTCTGTCTATTAGAACGGCTAATATCACAAAGAAGAGCATTTATTTATGCCTTAAAACAACTAATTTCCCACAATTGGGCAATTGTGGTTTATCCCTCATGTAATTATTTTATAGCTTTCTTCTTTGAGTGTAACTTTATGCTGTTGAAAATAAAAACTAATTCATACAGTATGAAAGAAAAAATCTTAGTAGCACTAAAAACGAAGTATAAAACCTTTGGGTTTGGTGATAAAGCGTTTGACGGGGTGGCTGACTACTTGTCTAAAACCGTAACTGAAGAAAGTCAAATAGAAACTGCTATTAGTGGGGTCGAAGGACTTCTGAAGGCTTTTCAAGGAGACATTGATACTGTTAGAAACGAAAAATCGGGTCTACAAAAACAATTGGACGAATTGAAAAATAAAATCGAGAATCCCAATCCTAACCCAAATCCGAAGCCGGAAGAAAAGAAAGATGATATAGCGACCATCATTGCGAACGCAGTGAGTGCAGCCTTTAAACCTCTTTCTGACAAGCTCACTCAACTTGAAACGGAGAAGGCGCAGGCCACTCGCCAAGAGCAAATCATGGGAAAAGCGAAGGAGTATGGTATTCCCGAAAGCCTTGTTCCTATGTTGAGCATTCCCGAAGATGCAAACTTGGATAACTATTTCAAGGATGCAAAGCAGACGTTTGCCAACGCAGGATTTCAAGATGTGAGAACTCCCGAATCGGGAAGCAATGAGCAGAACAATTCAAACGACATTGCCACCCTGATAAACAAGGGAACTGAAGAAATTAAAAACTCTAAACAGGATTAATTATGCCAGCAGGTTTTAAGTATGATTTAAGTCCGATTGAGAAGCAAATGCCGGAAATGTGCCGTTTTGAAACGGTTTATATATATTCCGGTGGCTTCAATCTGGATATTTCGAATTTGACAGGGGTTGCGCAGATCCCGCCTCTTACCCCTTTGGTTCTTGATTTTGTGAAACGAACGGCAAAAGCTGTTTTGAATGTTGAAGTAGCCGAGAAGATCACTGCCGGTTCTACTTCGTTGAAGATCAAGAAAAATTCTCTTGCGTACGTCGGTATGCATATTGGTAATGGTACAAATGGCGGTACAATTGAAGCTATCGACAAAAGTAATGCGGAATATGATACCGTTACTCTGGCCGCTTCACCAACGCTTGCCGCAGAAAAGGATGCGGTATTGTTTGAAGCTACTGCCGCAGCCGGTAAAACGGCAAAAGCGACAGCTACGGCTTTGAATTATGCATGGACTAAAGTAGAAGCGGGTGCAACTGTTACCGCTATAGGCCAAGCGTACGAGATCAGACCGACAAGACTCATTGTTCCTATCTCCGATAAGGATAAGGAGACTTTGGGTGACAGATTCATGTTCACTTATTAAAGAAAGGAGGAACTATGTATTTGACTATTCAAACATTACTGAATGATCCGGGAGTGGTGAAAGCGGTTATCGACCGTGTGCAGGCTCTAAGACTGGATCAAATCTTTTGGAAAAAGCACCTTGATTTTGAGGAAACGAAATCCCGTGTGTTCAAAACATATTTGGGGACAGTAACGGGTGTTGTTGCCGGTTCTGTAATTGACCGTAACTCTAACAAGCCGTTAAGAGAGCGTAAATCTTTGGGTTCCGGATATGGCGAAGTTGCCTATATGGGGGATAGATACCAGATGGACAACGATAGACTCGATATGCTTCAAGAACTAATCAATAAGTTTAATCAGGCGAAGACACCAGATCAACGGGCCGCACTGGACGATATTATCAACTATATTGTAGATGATATGCGTCAGGTATTGCTTGCTCCACACAAACGTATGGATATTGTGGACGGTGACCTTCGTTCTGATGGTAAAGCATCCGTAAAAGTAGATGACAATCCGCAAGGAATCGAATTGCTTGAAATGGAGTTGCCGGTTCATCGTATCACTCCGCAAGTTGCAGACAAACTGAACTTTGTTCGTTATCTTATGGAGAAAACCGTTGAATTACGTACTAAGTTCGGCATGTTCGTTTCTATGGAAATGTCTCGAAGGACTTTTATCAATAGCATTATTGGATCAAAAGACTTCGGGGAATTCTACAAACAAAGCTTTGATTCTAAAGAAGTCCAACTGTCTGCCGGGCTTATGTCCAGTGAGATGGCGACCACTATCTTTAGAGGATTGGGCTTGCCGCCTATCGTAATCAACGAAGATTTGGTGGAATTGTCAGACGGCACTTTCAAACAGGTGTTCAAAGACAACCGTATTTCTTTGTTTACCACTCCTAAGCAGGGAAAGATGCGCTGGCATACTCCGTATGAAATTACCGATCCAGTTCCGGGAAAGACTTACACCCGTTCAGAAGGTGGTATGTATATTTCCAACATACGTACGGATGAAGGCCGCTTCATGGAATATGGAGCTGAATGGATTCCAGAATTTACATCTCCAAACAAGATTGTAATTTTTGACCTGGACACGATGAATGCGTAAGTATGATAATTAGTGACTACATAAAGCAAAAGTTTCAGTCCTTCGGCATATCATTGTCGGAGGCTGACTTGGTAGAGATTAATCTTTCTTCCGGGGTTGACCCTGACGGGGAAATGACTGAAGATAATTTGCAGTCCATCTCTGTTGCTATAGCAAGATTTATTCCCTCCTTATTGCTTAGAGCTACTTCTAAATCGGTATCAGAAAACGGTCATTCAAAGTCTCTTTCTTGGGATATTTCCGGGATAAAGTCATACTATTCTTTTTTATGCAATAAGTATGGACTGAAGGACGAACTGAATACAGATAAACCTAAAGTAACATTTTGGTGATATGCTAGAAACTGCCCCACATAAATTACAAATACAGGTTATTACTCTGGAAGAGAACGACGAGTATAACCGACCAATACCGGGAACCGGTGGAGAGTCTTGGCAAGATGTAACAGATTGCTTCTGCCATGACAACTCCCAACAAAAAGAAGTCTCTGTCAATGGTGAACGCTGGGTGTATAATTACCATGTGGTTTATGAGGGTAAAAAGATTGTTTTAGGATCTCATATCAGGTGTCTGGATGCTGGAGGAAATACTGTAGGAGAGGGAGATGTGAAGAAGAATGCCGAATGCTATTCGGAGGAGTTTAAGGGTAGATGTGATATTTGGGTATGATTGTAACGACTGACATATATAAGATTTTGTGTGATAAGCTAAAAGACTTCTTGATAAAAGACGTTTACGACAGTTGGAATGCCATTAAGAAAGGTGTAAAAAACGAATTAATAGTGATTGTTGTAAGAGACGCTTTGGAGCCGGAAACTTATTGGGAGGTATGTTATCCTCATATCAACATCTGCGTTCCATATTTGACCAGTGGTAAGACTAATACGGTACGATTAAACGAGTTGGAAAGAACTGCAAAACTGTTTTTAATAGGAGAAAGTGGAGTGTTTGATAGTACTCAATATCATTGGGAAATAGACCGGATAGGGATAGAAGAAGATCTAAAGCTTGCATGTAGTTATGTAAATGTGGTTTTAAAGTTTAAAGTTTTAAATGTAAAAATATAAAAGATATGGCGGAAAGTATACAAATATCAGCGGTTGATATAAAAAGATTATGGTATGCCGATGAAGATGCAGTATCAGCTGATTTGACAGGTACAGCGTTATATGCCCTAGTAAAAACGAACGGATCTGCTACCGAGATTAAAAATGTGCATCAAGACACGTGGACCATTGAAGAAGGAGATCCTACGCAAGAACCTTACAAAAATCAGCTGACAGGTTCAACTTACCGTATGGGAGCTAAAACAATGGGAGATGTGACCTTTAACTTCACGATTGGTCGCTATGATTATGCAACAAAAAAAGAACTTATGGGCGGTGAAATTATTAATACCGATAAAGGTTGGAAGCGTGCCCGTGGTATTGTGGAGGTGAAAAAATGTTTGATTGCATTAACGCAAGACGATCAGTATTGCGTTCTTCCTTATGCAAATGTAGTAGCTCGTGAAGCCAATACTGATGGTGCAGTTGGTATTGCAGTCGTAGCTACGATGCTAGAGCCTTTAAATGAGGCTGTTATGCCGGAATACTGGTTTGATGCGAGTGAAGTAAAAGAAGGGGTATGAAGATCTGAAAATGTAGCACTTGCTTCTTCTGAAACAGCTACGAATTCAAATAGTTATTCAGCTAGATCAAGGCGGGTGAACGCTGGGAGTACTGTAAACTATGGCTCTTCAGGAGAAGATGGGACGCAACCGTCAGAGGCATTATCTATATTGTAAAGTGGTGAGGGGTGAGGATTTGTCGTTCTTGCCCCTTTTTAATAAGATAGTTATGAATAAAGGAGCAAAAGTTATATCACAATCAATTATTGGAAATGATTTTAGGACAATTATTGTGAATAAGAAAGGATATACAATATATCCTCCAACTATACACAGTTTGTCAAATGCTATATCATACTTATGTGATGTGCGAGAGGGAGAAACATTAAGAGAGATTCTGCTTTCTCTAGCAGATTTAAAATACTATGCTCACGCTCTTTCATGGTTTATTAACGGTGATGATAGTCTTTTTGAGGAACTTTCTAAAGGTACTTATGAAGAGTGCGTAAATGGCGTGGAAGAAGCAATCTCAATGATTGATGTATCGGTTTTTCAGAAAGCTGTCGGCTTAGCGAAGAACGTAAGTCTGCTGGCAGCGACACCGAAATAGCCGGTAATGAAACGTTATTAGGACAAATTGCGTCGTTCATGGAAAATTTGCATTTGTCTTATAAAGAAGTTGTGTATGAAATACCATATAGAAATCTGGTTTTAATGCAACGTGATAAGATACATCAAATATTTGGAGATAAAATAAAGAAAGTGAAAGGTAAAGATATGGCATCACGGAGGCGTCAAAATAAGTAAGTATGGAATTCATAGGGGATGATAGCGGATTGAGCGAACTTCAAAAACAAATAGAGGACGCTTTCTTTTCTAAGTTAGTAGAAATAGGGAAAGACGCCATACGTTACGCCCAGAAAAACGGAGAATACCAAAATCATACATTTAATCTACGGAATGCTCCTGGTTTCTGTGTGGTAAGAGATGGGCGTATAGTAGCTATTGAAGTGGGGGATGATGGGGGGCATCCCGAAGCTGTGAGAAATACGGAAAATATGTTGATATACTCGGAAAAGCCGCAAGACGGATTATATTTAGCTGACGGAATGCCTTATGCCTCTTTTGTAGAATCAAAGGGATATGATGTGTTGACGGCAGCAAGAAAATACGCAATAAGGCAAGTCCAAAAGAAAATATATAAATAAATATGGCAGGGATATTTGCAAATGTAGACAGTGACATTCAGAAGCTCCAAAAATTGAAGCAAGAAATCGAGAATGTAAAGAAGTCATTGAAAAGTATCAATGTAAAAGTAGATATTGATATAGCACAAGGTTTGGAGGCACAATTAAAGAGTCTCACAACTCAATATGATGCCTTAGCCGCTAAGGTGGGAGAGACGGAGGCTAGGATAACAGCGTCTGCAAATAAAATTATTGATGCTTCGAATAAAATTATTCAGGCACAGGACAAAATGTCGCAGGCAGCAAAGGGTATTAATACTTCTTCTAGTACCAATACCAATTCTTCTACTAATGCATCGGAAACAACTTCTATTCAGGCGCAGGCTAAGGCGTATGAAGAACTGAAAGCTGAAATCGGTGATGTTCTCGGTACGAGAGGGCAAAACATAAAGAGGTTAATAGAAGAGCAAAATGCGGTCCGGCTACTTAACGCAGAAATAAAAAAGATCACTAAATCACAGGGGGAATCTTCTAGCCTTTCATCTGCTCAACAAAGGAGACTGGAACAATTAAATAACTCTTTGCTTACTCATAAAACAGCACTTGCTGAAGTAAGACAGAGTTTGAGTGCTAACGCTAAGTTAGACAATGCTGCCGCCACTTCTATGGATGCTCTTTCTCAATCTTTAGGTAGGATGAGAGCTGCTTATAGAGCATTGACAGAAAGTGAGCGAACATCTCCATTCGGGAAAGAACTATTAGTCTCTATTCAACAGGCAGATGCAAAAATAAAAGAGCTAGATGCAACGATTGGGAATCATCAAAGGAATGTCGGTAATTATGCAAGCGGCTGGAATGGACTAAGCATGTCTATTCAACAAATAGGTCGTGAGCTCCCTTCTTTGGCTGCTGGGTGGAGAACTTTCTTTTTGGCTATCTCTAATAACTTGCCAATTCTTGCCGATGAAATAAAGAGGGCTAGGATTCAGTTTGAAGCTTTGAAAAAGAGCGGGCAAACTGCTATACCTGTTTGGAAACAGGTTGTTTCTTCCATAGTTAGTTGGCAGACGGCTTTAACTGTGGGGATCACTCTTTTAACGTTGTATGGAGATAAGCTTGTAAAATGGATTAGTGGTTTAGGGAAAGCCGAAAAAGCTATCAAGAATTTATATACAGCTCAACGAGATTTATATAATGTAACATCTACAGGAATGGAACAAAGTTCAAAAGAAATTACCAAACTTAACAGTCTATATAAGATTGCAACAGATGTAACTAAATCTACAAAAGAAAGAAATAATGCAGTAAAAGAGCTGAAAAGATCGTTCCCTTCTCATCTTAAAAACTTATCAGATGAATCTATAAAAAATGGTGAGGTCGCAAAGTCTATTAAAGAGCAAACAAGGCAAATTATAGCAAATGCTAAAGCGACAGCAGCGGCCGATCAAATCGCAAAGAATTGGTATAAATCATTTCAAGCTGGAGTATCTAAAAATATTGCATATATCACAAAACAGAGATTAGAGCAAGAATTAGTTGCAAAAGAAGCAACGGTTCAACAGCTTTCTCAAATGAGAGCCAGACCAGAAAGTTATGCCGGATTAGCTAAAGAAATTGAGGGAATAAAAGACCGAATAAAAGAAACTGATAGAGAAATAGCAATACAAGAAAATCTACAAGATTCTTATCAAAAATCGTCTCAATCTCTTGAGAAGTTGGTAACAGTTGCTGGTCTAGGTGGAAAGTATGAAAATCCAGATAAAAATTACAATTCTATTTTAGACCAACAAAAGAAGATAGCCAATCTTTTGGATAAACAGGCTCTTGAAAGAAAGCGACGGGAAGAAGATTTGGAGAATCAGGTTGTACAGTCCCGTATTGATGCTATGGCAGAAGGGGAAGCTAAAATCCGTGCTCAACGTGAATTGGATAACAAAAAGGAAATACAAGACTTAAAACGCCAGAGAGAAGATTACATTCGGACAGAGATTGAGTATCAAAGGAAACTTTTTGATGCAAGGGAAGAATTGAATGTAAAGAAAAATAAGAACTATAAAAAGAAAACATTCGATCCTTCTTCTGTTAAAGTAGATACCTCTTCTATTGATGCTACTATTGGATATGTGAGTAAACGCCAAATTAACGACCAAATACGTAACCAAGAAGAGGCGTGGAATGAATATATCATAAAATATGGTACATTCCAACAGAAAAAAGAGGCCATCACTCGGAAATATGCAGATGCTATTAATAAAGCCGCCAATGCCGGAGAAGCAGCATCCTTACAAAAGGAGTTTGAGGAAGCTTTAGCTAACTTGGATTTGAGTAAGCTTAAAGAGGAAATAAATTGGGAAATGATTTTCGGTGATTTGAGCAAAGTTACTAAAGATCAACTAACCAAAATAAAGAAGCAGTTGCAGGAGTTTAAGAAGTCTTCTGAATTCAAAAATGCTACTCCGGAACAAATACAAGTTATTGAAACCGCAATAAATTCCATCAATGATACCCTTGTCGATAAAGGTGGTTTCTTTGGAGGTATGGCTGATTCTATGAAAGAGTTAGCGGATGCTACAGAACAACTGAAAAAAGCAGAAGAGGAACTGGTTGAAGCTAATAAGAAAGGAACGGATGCCGAAAAAGAAGAAGCACAAAAGAAAGTAAATAAAGCTCAAAATACACAAGTCAATGCACAGACCAATGTTGAAAAATCCAGGGATAAGGCAATTAGTAATATAACGGCTGTTGCTGATGCTATGCAGCAACTGGGAAGTGCGGAATTTAACTTAAGTAGCTTTGGTAGTGCTGTTGGAGGATTGGTAGATGCGTTAAGTGAATCCGGTAGCAAAATAGGAGGAATTATTGCAGCTGTCCTCTCTCTTCTTGATGAATTTGGGAAAGATGGAGGAGTCGAATTTGGCAAAAATATTGTGAACAATGTTATTAGTGCCATTGGTGGAACTATTGAGGTTCCGTTCAAGATGTTAGGAATTGATTTGGGGCTCGGAGGTGCAAACTATTCTGATTACAACGAAATGGTAGCCAAGTATGACGTATTACTTGATGTTTGGGATCAACTCTTAGATAAGAAAAAAGCTTATATAAATGAATCATACGGAGCGGAAGCAACCAAAGCGGGCAAGGAAGCTTTAGACCTATTGAAAGCCGAAAGAGATATAACTAGGGAGCTTGCTAGTGAACGCTTAGACGCTGGAGCAAGTGCAGGCAGTCACTCTATGGCGTATAGAATGTGGCAAGGCTCCTATAAATATGAAGGTCAGAACTGGAAAGATGTAGCTGGAGAAATATCTAGTGCTCTTGGAGGTGTCGAATTCAGCAATATGTGGAACCTGCTTTATATGTCAGCCGATCAACTGGAGTGGATAAAGACAAATTATTCCGGTCTGTGGTCACAAATGGACACGGATTTTAGAGGTTATTTGGATGATATTATTCAATACGGAGAGACGGAGGCGGAAATCATAGAATCAGTAAAGGAGCAGATTACAGGAATATCCTTTGATAGTTTCCGAGATAGTTACGTAAGCCTGTTATCTGATCTTGATAGCACCAATAAAGATTTTGCCGATAGTTTTGAAGAGTATTTAAGAAAATCCATACTTCAGTCTGTTATATCCAAGAACTACGATACTAAAATACAGGAACTTTATGATAGTTGGTCTAAAGCTGGAGAAGATGGATTATTCAGTGAATCAGAAGTAGACAGGTTGCGTTCTATGCAACAAAGTATAACAGATGCGATGTTGGCGGAACGTGATCGACTGGAGGAAGTTTTTGGATGGTCTTCATCTTCATCCCAAGAAGCCTCAAAGAAAGGCTTTGCCACTGCGTCACAGGATTCAATCGACGAGCTTAACGGACGTTTCACCGCTTTGCAAATTGCCGGAGAGGAAATCAAGAATCAGAATCAGCTACAAACAATGTCTATTCTTGAATTGAGAGCGGATATGCTGCCTATTATTGCCAATACCACAGGGATAAAGGACATTGCTAGTGAGACACGGGATTTGTTAAGGCTGTCTTATGAGGAGTTGACTGGTATTCATGATGATACAACAAGCATGAACAAGTCATTGAAGAATATTGAGACGGATATTGCTGAAGTTAAACGAAATACATCAAAATTATAATATATGGCCGACTTATTAATTAACAATAAAGACGCTTTCGCAACGTGGGGCGTGAGAATGGGAGATGGGTTCATTGAAGCTATCTACGCTCCGCTTCCAATGAAAGAAGTTATAGAGAATAAATCCCGTTTACAGGACGGGAAGAAAATAATTATAGCCAATCGGAAGATTGACGAACGGGATATAACACTAACCTTTACCCTACAAGGAAGTTCTCCGTCTGACTACATCACCAAGTATAAGGCATTTCTGAATGAGATTACAAAAGGGGAATTTACTGTCAAGGTTCCCGCCTTAGGAGAGGAGGTTTATCATCTATATTACACCCGTTCACAGCCTTTCGGTTTCAATACGGCAAGGACGTTTTCAAAGATTTCGGTAAAGCTTAACGAGCCAAATCCGGGTAATAGAGAGTAAAATTACCACAATAGGCAAATTGTGGTTCATAGGATTGCCGGATTTTATGTTTTGACGTTTCTATCTGCGAACTTTGTGATATGGCAGAATTAGTAGACATCAAAGACATATCCGGCAACATTCGCTTTTCGACTACTATCAATGAGGGTTCGAAAAGACACTTCCTTTTGATGCAGGAAGATTATATCACTTTGCTATTTAGCCTTTCCAATCCGGTGTATTTCAAACTAGGCGACTACGTAGACAATGAGTTGGGAATATTCGAGCTTGTAGACCTTTATAAGCCTACCTACAATACAACGACAGGTGCATACGACTACGAACTCCGCCTTGATGCTTATTACTGGAAATGGAAGAACAAGAAGTTTTTCTATACACCGGAAACCACCGGACGCGAAGCCGCATGGAATCTCACCGCTACCCTTGACACGCATTTAAATGTTTTTCTAGATAACCTGAATGCACTCGGATATAAGTTCAGAGAGGAAGAGTTTACATACGAGATTGACAGCACAGTAGAAAACACTTCCAAGCTCATTTCCTACGATAACGTGAATCTGATCGACGCTCTCACACAGATGGCGGAGACTTGGGAGTGTGAATGGTGGATAACAGAGCACGTTATTCATTTCGGACGTTGTGAATACAGCTCACCCGTTGATTTCAAAGCCGGTGATTTGACAGACACAGAAAACGTGAATGTCAACAGCATGACACGCAGCGACAGCCAGACCACTTATGCGACCCGTATCTACGCTTTTGGTTCTACCCGTAACATTCCTTCCAGTTACCGGAAAGAATTGATATTCGACGTAAAAGAGGTTAATGGACGTAATATATCCGATACGTCAAGACCGCTCAAAATAAGCTACTTTCCGTCACGAGTTACATATAAGGAAGACTATACCGCTAGTAGCAACGAAGGCAGCGGTTCTTTTACTCCCTCTTATACAGAATGGACGCTTGATAAGACTTTAGCTTCATCAGCCAAGGGTGGTTCTTATAAAGTTGTTTCGGGAGGAATTTCAATCAATATATCAACAGCCGTTCCGCAAATAGGGAACCGTGCTTTTCTACCGGCAGGAGATTATATATTGAAGGCGTCATATATCTATAATGTTTCCGGGGAATCAAAAGAGGTGATTATTGGTAATCAGACCGTTTCATTAGCCCAAAATCAACAATATGAGATTGTGTCTAAAATACAGGTTCCCGACACGTTGGTTATCGACAAAAACAGTTCTGATTTAAAAGTAAGGGTATACGTTCACGTACCAGCTCCAGCTTCTTCCGAGCTGTTATCGACTTTTCAGGCGTATGTAACATACGATATTAACGTGTATGGCGGTTCTTCTGCAACGACTTCCGTAACATTCCTTTCCGGTGCAAATGCCGGACAGACTTTTGCTGCTGTTTACAATCCCGACCTTTTAACCGGTGACGCAGCAAACATTATCCAGTTACCGGAAGGTGTAACCGCCTCTTTAGGTAATCGGTACACCATTAACAACATCATAAGCGGTAAAGTCCCCGATAACTACTTCAGTAAGGATGACAAGGAAATGACCCTTAACGGAGTTGTTCAGAAACGTCTTATGCTCCCGGAGGGTATTTCTTATGTAGATGCTTATAAATACAGCCCGACCGGTGAACGTATCAATATCGGAGATGAACGCTATAATGATCCGGATAACGTGGAAATGCCAGAAGAGGAAGCAATCGAAGAGATCGTTATATTTGAGGATGAATATCCCCAATACAAGGGCACAATATCCAGTGTCATCCACGATGACAAGGTAGACGATAACGATAAGGAATATCGGATCTATAATTTCAAAGATACGGGACTGAAGAACTTTACAGAAGATTTTAGGCTGGATGGTGAGGAACTTCACATGATATTCCAAACTGGCAAGCTTGCCGGGATGGACTTTGCTATCAATATTGTAGAAAGCGATAACACCGGAACAACCTTCGAAATTGTCCGCAATGAGGATTACGGTCGCTTTCTTCCGGATGATGTTCTTTATCCGCAAACCGCACACATGGAGGACGGTGAAGAAGTCCCCGCAGACACATATATCCTTTACGGCTTTGATACCGCATACATCTCCGAACAGATGTTGCCGGACGCAGAGCAGAATCTACTCAAAAAGGCAAAGGAATACGTAAAGAAATCCATGATTGACCCGTCCACCTACGATTGTGAGATGGATGCTGATTTCATCTACAATAAGGGTAATATCCGTACATACGAAGTCGGGGCTAAGATCAATCTGATAAATAAGGCATTTTTCCCGGAAGGCAGACAATCAAGAATAATCGGTTTCGAGTGGCCGCTGGATATTCCTTACGATCATCCGATTTATACAGTCGGTGAAACTGCCTCATATTCTCGTATCGGAGAGATAGAGAGCAAGCTTGATTCCCTTACTTACAAGGGACAAACCTATTCCGGCTCTGCTGTCGGAGGTGGTGGAATCAGTGTGTATGTTATTGGGGTTAATGACAAGACAATCCCGTCTGACAGAAACGTATTCTCCGCAAAGAGATCACTTGCCACCTTCTTGAACAAGGCGCAGGAGGAGACAATGGAGTTTCTTATCAAGCTGTTAGGCGGTGTTATTACCGACAATATAGAATCCCAGAACTTTATTCCCGGTGCACTTGGTTCAGGATTCCTCATCAAACGCGATCCAAAGACCGGACGGTCATACATCGAGGTTGATGAGCTGTATGTAAGACTGAAAGCAATATTTGAGTCTTTAACAATCAAGGAGCTTCAATCGGTAGGTGGTGAGGTTCTTCTGACATTGGCTAGTATCGAATGCACGAAAGTGGAAAAGATTTCAGAAGCGCTTCTTTATGATGCAAACGGCTTTCGCCTTTATGATGTTGATGGGAAAGCATTATTATCATCCATAGCAACTGGAGGTGTCTACCGCTGTTATTTTACGACTGATGACGGTGAGAAAGCCATTATCAACCAATTCGCAGCCGGAGACATGGCGCAATGCAGGCAGTTCAACATTAAAGAAGGGGTTTATGAAAATGTATCCAACCGTTATTACTGGCGTTATGTTCTGGCTGTAGGCGAAAATTATATTGATTTATCTGTAGATGATTGTGCTGAAGGCAGTGATATTCCGCAAGCGGGTGATAAGATAATCCAACTGGGAAACCGTACAGACCCGGCACGTCAGAATGCGATACTTCTGTCCGCCTACGGACTTACTGCTCCTACCATACAGATGTTGCAGAGAATAGATTCTTACTCTTTGGATGGAAAGGCGGTGAAAGAAGAAGGATTCGACCAGGAGACACAACAGTTCTATTCGAATACATACGGACGCAGTTATACAGGCACACGGGATAAAGACGCATTCATTCAGTTTGACCCTGTAACCGGTTTGAAAATACACGGTGCCGAAATTGACGTTTCAACCGATAATTTCATGATAAAAGATCGGGATGGTAATCAGATTGCCGTCTTTGAAATAGGAGAAAACGGAAAGCCACGCCTTAAAGCTGATAATATAAATGCCGATGAGCTATTATCAAACGGTGAAAAATGGGCGCTCAAGAAAGACGGAAGCGGATTCCTTGCATCAAAGAATCTTGTCTGGGATGAACTTGGGAATCTTAACCTGATGGCGTCTTTGTCTCTACCTTATAAGATGTTTCAAATAAATGCGGATTCAACTCCGACACCTATGGATTTATCGGAGGGGAGATACTTTGTAGTACGTTACGGAAATATATATGGCGATCAAATCATAGAGCTTCCCGCTCCCAGTCCGGAATATAATGGTTCAGAAGTTAGAATTTATTCCGGGTTTATGACAACAAGGTCTTCCAGAAGCTTCTTTGATCTGACAATAGAAGAAAACGGTATATTCTTCTACCCCGGATATATTCCAGTAGCAGGCTCCCCAATACAAATATCAAAAGTACGTGTTTCGGATAAAGAAATTATTTTGAGATGTATTTCATTTGGAGATTTCAGTTTCTGGTACATACAAAACTACAAAGATTTTGCAAATGAGGATTTTAATCCATCAGAATAAAAATATAAACTATGGCAGAAGAAAAATACATATTTACAGTAACGGGCGATCATGCTAATAAAATATTGATTTGCCCTGTCCCCGTGGGCGGGATATTTATAACTAAGTTGACTGACAACCCTGCCGTCCGTTATCCGGGCACAACTTGGGAGAAGTTGGAGGGTCGTTTCCTTTATGGTACCTCCGGGCAGGAGGAAAGTGGTGCAACCGGTGGCAGCTCTTCGGTTGTGCTAAGCGTTGAGAATATGCCTGCCCACACTCATGCACTTACTGCGAAAACAGATGAATCCGGTTCCCATACCCATACATCAGGTAATCACCGTCATAAGGTAGACAGCCATAGCCACACACAGCCGTCACACTCGCATAGTGTTAAGATGTCGGATAGAAACGACAGTGGCAATCCAAACTACCTGTTTGCGCCTAATGGAGGTAACTACGGTATGGAATCGGCGGCATCCGGAAACGGGTGGGGACAATCAGGTGCAGCAGGAGGTGAAAGCACGGGTAGTGCTTCCCCTTATACCAGCTATACAAATCCGACCACGTCTGAAAACGGAACCCACTCTCACGGACTAAGCGGAAATCTTGCCACAGCCGGAGAAGGACAGGAATTCAGCATCCTTCCGCCATATATCAAGGTCCATATATGGGAAAGAAAATCGTAATATTAAAATAAAAAAATATGGAAAAGTATATTTATTTAGACAGGGAAAACGCAAAGAAAGGTATAGCTCTTGTTTTTGCAGTCAAAGATCATCCGGTAAAGGATTATCCGGCATATTTTGGGGGTAAGGCAATAGAGTTTGTCGGAGAAGATCTTCCGCATTATATCACCTACGTACAGGACGGAGATAAGGAGTATGTACGTGAAGCCACACGAATAGAATTGTATGAAAGGGGTATAATATCCCTTCCCGCAAATGAGACTGTTTCGGATGGCGCTATCGTAAAGAAAACACGTGAGCAGCTTGTAGCCGATGGTGTAATAACTTTGGAATCGGAGCTGTCTAAAGCCCGGTTTGATCGGAAACGTCAATTAGAGGCGGTAGATTTGTACGACAAAGCGGTATTGCGTGGGGATGTTCAAGAAACAGAAATGCAAAAAAGTATCCGGGATACCTATCGAAATAACTGGCTTACTATCACTGACCGATATACGGATATTAGTATTCCCATTGAAAGCATGTATCCACTGATGCCTGATTTCATCGCTTACTTCTATTCTTAAATTTATGAACTATAACAAATAAAGCTATGATTCTACTAGTATTAATGTCATTCATTCTCATTGCCGGATATGTTTTTGCGATGATTAAAAAGATGGAGGAAATTCCTTACTCTATCAGTGATACCTACTATGCCCTGACGCATAAGTTTTGGTTCGGTTTGTGCATGATCGGCTCCGGTGCATTGCTTCTTCCGGCAGCATTTGAAGCAAGTACGGAAAACAGCCAGTTTCTTGTATTCCTTTCGGTTGTCGGGATGATTGTATTGGGTGTATCTCCCAATTTCAAAGGAAGCCAGAAAACCGCCCATTGTATCGGTGCTGCTATGTCTTTAATCTTCTCCCAGATATGGGTAGGTTGCAATTCTTGGTATTGGTTATTGTTATGGGCTGGATTCATTGCGTACATGGCTATCTCCATGAGTGAGCACTGGACCGGTAACTTCATCTCCGACTTCATAAAGAGAAAGCCGATGTTCTGGATTGAGGTAATTTCATTGTTGACCGTTTATCTAACCTGTTTAGTATGAAAAAGAATACAAAAGAAGATATACAAGTATGGACCGCAGTGGGAATGTTGTTTGCTGGAGTCGGATTATCCGTTGCAGGTTTTGTTGTAGAGCCGTTAGGTCAGATTCATGACAGTGTATTGTGGTTTTTTGCTCAATGTCTGATATATGCTGGCAGTATATTTGGGATTGGGATTTATGTTAATGGGAAGTTTAATAGTTTGGTTGATAGGCTTAACAACAATAAAGAAGTAAAGGGTGATGAATCACATAAATAAAATCAGCGCATTAGCCAGCAAGCTTCTATCCAAGATCGGAATAGACGGCATGGCACATATTATAGTATGCCAGAACTTAGTTATGTGGCTATCAAAATATACGCCACTGTGGTCAGCAATCATTATAACCGTCGTGATCTTCGTCCTGAAGGAAGTGTACGACAAGTATTTCAAGAAAACAGAGTTCTCAATTAAAGACATCATCTGTGATTGCGTGGGTCTGGCGTTGGGAATATTAACATTGATATTATAGGAGGAAATAAACATGAGTTTACCAAGAGGTTTGAGAAACAATAATCCGGGTAACATCCGGATCACAAAAGATAAATGGCAGGGATTGAGAGAAAAGCAGGAGGACAAATCGTTCTTCCAGTTTACGGAAATGAAATGGGGTTACCGTGCCCTTATCCGAACCTTGCAAAACTACCGTAAAAGACACGGCTGTCAGACGGTGGCAGATTTTGTCCACCGGTGGGCACCGGAGAACGAAAACAATACAGCCGGATATATCAGCCGTGTATGTAGCGAAATGCAAGTCCCGAACACATACGTTCCGGACATCAACGATAAGGCGACTATGTGCGCTTTTGCTGCCGCCATCTCACGTGTTGAGAATGGAATTCCGGCTGTTATGGCTGACATAGAAGCCGGATGGGATTTATTATAAACTTTAATCAATAGGAGGAACAATCATGGCAACAATAAATTTGGAGTTCAAAAAGAACAGTAGCGTATGGTATGCGGAATTTCAGGTAAATTCTGATTTCAATATTCATTTGGAACGCAACAACTACGGTCGGGTGAATATTCTTCAACGGACGACAAGTGAGGGGAATTTTGAACCCGTAGTTTTGCCCGGAAGTCTTGCGTACAATGCAGGGGTAACCATAGACTGTGATTTTTCCGCATTGGTCTACCCCAAGACAATCCGCATCGAAAGTTATAGCGAAGTATTAAGTGGAACAGTAACCGAATCCGGCAATGAAGCTTAACAGGTTGTCTTTAAATGTAGTGGGGCTTAACCGGATCGGATTAAACCGAATCGGTTCGCCCTCCCGTGGCTCTTCTTCCGGTTCCGACCGTTCTTACATCGACCCAGAAGTCTTAGCCTCCCTGAAAGCCGTCTGCATCTGCTACGGTAAAAGCAACGACGATCCGGACAGGGCTATTATCAAGAACTTGGTGGACCCTGACAATCCGTTTGTGATTAGCAATGCAGCATTCAAATTGAATAGTGGGTTTGGTGAGTATAAAGAGGATTTTACTACTTGGTCTAAAGTTGCTGGAACTTCTATTATTACTGATAGTAAGTATGTTCTTACTGATGAGAAGGCTATAACAAATGCTGGTTATTTCTTATGGAATAGATTAGCTAAAGATAGCTTTAAAGTAAAGATAAGTAACATACCTAATGGTGGGTGGATGTCTTATAGATATAGGATAACAGAAGAAGATACTCAATTTTCATCCTTGTCTATAAGAGAAGATGGTATTTATACTCTGCCTGCAACAGTTGCAGGTAGTGATGTAGATTTCTTTATAAGTACTGCCTCTGCTCCTGCCAAAGATTGGGTTGGACTAACTATCACTCAAATCCCCTCTTTCGAAGGTGCATTCTTCACCGACGGAATCGACGACCTGATTACTTCCACCAAGACCGTACAGGAGATGTTGGGAGGAAGTAATGAGATTACGGTGGTAAGTTTAATAACCCACATATCAGGCACAGGAAAGTATAATATCATAGGCGATGGCGGAATCCAAGTAAGCGATTATTCCGGTCAAACCTTTATGGCAGGGACTAGCAGTAGTGGTGAAAAGATAGTGGAGCTTGGAGACAAAGAGAAGCTACAAGCTGTTCAATATACTACCTTTGATTCGAAGTTAACCATCGGGCTTGAAGACAGCAGTTATGCGTATTATGGTACTTTTGTTTTTAATAAAGAAAACGTCCCTGTAGACTGGATTCATCAGGTAATAGCCTACTTCAACTTGGATAGAACTCTTAACCCTGATATACTGTGTAATACCATCAAGCAGGGAATCACCAACGAGAACCACGCAGAGTTTGGCGATAAGCTGATTGACTTTTCAGGCAACGGTAGGGATATTCAGCTGAATAATATTGCTTGGAAAGGGGATTCAGGTATTGGGAAGTATGAGACTGATTTTACAACTTGGACTAGAAGTCATTTTACTGATGAAGTCAATTTTACCCCATCTAAAATCGAGGTAACAGGAATCTTAACCACTAATTCCATACTAATAAACAACAAGCCAACGCCTATATATAATGTTGAGATACATAGTCCCAATAAATCAATAGTTGTTTATTATCAATATAATGATGATACTGGTGTTAAACGAATTGCATTAGTTGATGGGATTAATGAATTACCATCTGCTAATGATTCTTTATTTGTTACCTCTGACCGTCTTAATAGTAAAGGTATAACCATCACCCAGATTCCCTCCCACGCAGGTGCTCTCTGCCTTGACGGAGTAAATGACTACGGTAAGGTGACAGGGATGCCTGTTTACAAGGATTATACGGTAGTAACCGATAGAGAAATATTTGCTAATATTGGAGCTATATTGTCAAAGAATAATCCGGGGGCATTTGTGGAAACTGCCGGAAATAGTGTTTATAGTTTTGGTCAAGCTACTTCTGGTCTAAAATTTATTTCTACTAGAAGTATATCTTATTTATCTAAATACTCTTATTGCGGGCAATCTATAGCAGCAGGTGCAGCAGAAGATGTCCCTGATATGTGGTTAGGAACAATTAGGGATGGTGATTCTCGTTTCTTCAACGGAGCTATCTACTCTCTCATGTCCTTCCCATATAGTATGTCCGAGTTCTTGATAGAGCGCCAGTTGAAGAAGCATAAGCTGGGTACGCTGTATCCGGATATGGTGGAGTTTAGACCGATAGTGAAGAGTAATCTACCTTATTCTTCCATAACCTATTCTGTTAATCCCGGAGAATATATCTCTGTAGATAGCATGGTTACCATCACTGTAACGTTGCCAAATACCTCTGATAAGCTAATGGAGGTATCGTGCAATGCTATCAGTGATATATCCATATCCGGTGACAATGGCGTTTACGAGATTACGGGAAAGATAGTCAAATCCCCTCAAAAGATAAACCTTGTTATCTCCAGCTACTTGACAATGCTGAATAACGAGACTTTAATTTCAAATGAAACATTAATTAAAAACGAATGATATTATGGAAAAGATATTTGATATAGCAAAAGATAAAGAACAGTCGTGGGGTACTTTAGCTACTGCGATTGATGGAAACTTTAACGAGACATTTGACGAAGGCTATTTAGATTATTATGAGTCTCCAGTTTTGGTGACGGAGGGTGGTTATTATGCAGCAAATGGACATGTATCCAATTCTAGTTCTTCTTCTGTGCTTCATTCAAAAGTAGAGATTCCTTCTGGCGCAATAACAGCAAAATTTGAAAATATACAGGCTTTTTCTGACGGCAAGGTAATTGTAAACTTTTTCGTAGATGGTGTTTGGTCAAGAGATGTGATAGCAGAAGTAGCTGGCAAGTTGTCAAACTATGAAATTGAGATACCAGAAGGTGTTTCTCATATTGGATTTAATTACAGAAATACTGACGACAAAAACTGTACTTTTCACATAAACAAAAAAAGTGCCTTATTAAAAGAAGTCTGCATAAAAGACAATAGTATCACGTCACAAAAACTCTCATTTTCTGATAATATTTTAAGGGGTAAAAAATGGGCTGTTATTGGTGATTCGTTTACTCTTGGTGGAGGAGTTGGGGTTTTTGAAGATGGTATATATGAGGGAGAGAATAAGAGTTATCCGTATATTATTGGGCGACGTAACGAAATGGACATCCAGCGTTTATTTGAGGGTGGGCGCACTATCTGCACTCCTCGCCAAAAAAATGCAGAATTAGATTGGTCTTATAATGCAAGTCGTAACTATCTGACCTACGAAGGAGAAGGCCGGCCGCTCGCTTTGTACAAGCAAATTGCCGAAGACGTAGACTATATCACCATTTATCTTGGAATAAATGACACGCATCTTATTGGTATCGGGGATGATGACGAGAGTTACGGTGTAAATGTAATAGCAGATAAGGGAACTATTGATAGCACAGAGATAACATCATTTTATGGTGCATGGAACACAGTGCTTAATTGGTTAATCATAAATCGCCCATTTGCTCATATTGGCATAATTGTTTCTAATGGCTTGGGACGTGACGAGTATCGTCAAGCAGAGATAGAAATTGCAAATAAATGGGGTATTCCATATATTGACCTAAATGGTGACGAGCGTACTCCTATGATGTTGCGCAGCACAAATCCGACAATATGCGATGCGGCAAAGAACGCAAGATTAAATGCTCAAAGGATAAGCTCAACGAACCAGCATCCTAACTCTGAAGCTTATGAGTACGAAAGCACATTTATTGAGCAATTCTTACGCACGTTGTAAACTTCCAGACAAATCTTATAATATACAATATCTGTTTAGATTTGATTATGAAATACATTACATTCCCCACAGCGAATTTGAACGAAATTATTAACAAAATAACATTTATAAAATAACTTATGTCAACGTTACAGTACATCGTTTTTCCATATTCCGATTTGGAGGAAGTTCCACAAGAGGAGCTGGATAAAAGAAATTTAGTGCCTCGTATAAGCTTGAATGGTAAAAAGGCTTTGATGAAAGCCGAACATTATGCTGAAATATTTGCAAGTAAAATGATTATGACTCTTTCAGAGGACGGAGAGACACCGATTGTGTCTTATCCTTATCCGGTATACGAAGGCGAAGAATTGAATACTTTGCTGGCAAGTTCGGAGTGGTCTTCAAGTGATAGTATTCTATGAAAACCCTTCCTTGGATGCTAGTCTGCCTGTTGATTGGCGTGATCGTGTGGATGCAGTGTAATCCGCACGATCCGTCAATGGTGTACATTAAGGGAGATACTGTACGTATCCGAGACACAATAAGAGACACAATACCCAAACCGGTAAAGGAAGCTCTAAAACGTACCGATACGGTATATTTACCGATCCTGATAGATACTACCACCGATAGAACCGTAGAAGGCGATTCGATTCCGGTACTAATACCGATTACAAGTAAGGAGTATAAGACCGATGATTACCGGGCGGTAGTCAGTGGGTATAATCCCAACCTTGATTCTATGGAAATATACAGGGATAATAAAATTATTACTTTCCCGCCTTTACAGAAGAAGAAACGCTGGGGATTAGGTTTACAAGCAGGATATAGTTATCCGGGTGGTTGGTACGTAGGAGCTGGGGTTAGTTATAACTTATTTATATGGTAATACCGGCACTATCTTCACAGACCGTTTCCGGTATGAAAAGTTTAAGTTTCACTTATATAACAATTTCCTACGGAAAAAGGTTTTAAAGGAAAGGAGGATAAAATGATACATTAATTAATACTAAGCACTAAGTTTATCCGGTAAAGTAGAAGGCCGGTAATCGTTAATGATTATTGCAAGGGTTATATCTTTGTGTTTGTCCCTGGCTATGTAGTCGGGGATTTTTATATATATTTATAAAGAATATAAGTATAAATAGAGTAAGAAAAAGAACTTTTTTTATCTTTTTTCTGTTATAAATTGGAATATTGGTATTATATTTGCAACCAAAATTCGGTTTTATATGAAATTTAAGTTTAAAATAACGGATGATACCACTATTGAGGATGCGGAAAAAGAACTAGAAAATCTTTATAGTGCACCTGTGGTGGATCTGCCTTTTAATCATGTGGTTAAGATTGCGGAATTTCTTGGAGCAAAATTACAAGATAGCCCACGTGGTTCTATGGAAAGATTTTATCACCCTTTAGCTCCAACACCTGGCAAATATTTTGGAGTACACGTTGTTCATAAAGGTGGCAATGAAGTCCTAATAAAGAGGACTAATTTTAAACAGTATCTTTATCCGGTGTTAATTGAAATAATAAGGATAAAGAAAAAGCAATAACTCACTAACCCAATACAATTATGTCACGAAAAGATTTACAGTACTACAAATCATTGGAGTACAATGTTATTATTAAAAAAGAAGAACTTGATGGCGAAAAGTGGTATGTTGCATACTGCAATGAGCTTGGTTTAAATGCATGTCATGGGATAGGAGAAGATAAAGTATCTGCTTTAAATAGTTTTATTGAAGAAAAAGATGCTTTTATAGAAATGTTGTATGAAAAAGGAGAGCCTATCCCTGAAGTTGTAAATGAGGAGCAAAATTCAAGTGGTACATTTTCAGTTAGAACATCCTCATGGGTTCATTCTTCGTTGATACAACAAGCTAAAATGAATGGTGTTTCCCTCAATTCTTATGTTAATCAATTATTAGCATACGGAATTGGGCAACATGATGTTTCATTGAAATGTGAAAGAAAAATAGATGAGATTGATGAAAAGATTACTGCCCAAAATGATATGATTTTAAGGAACCTTAATTCAATTAATTACAAAACAAATACCTTGTTTTGTAATGCTACTCAATCTCGTTTTTATGAACATACCGAATTTAAATCAGTTATATAAATATGAAAAATAAAATTACCCCAGAAGAATATTCTTCAATATTAACTTCCATAAAATTAGATAATATATTTCTATCGGATGGGAATGTTAAGGTGTTTGAGTGTGTATCAGAAGGAGGTTCTATCAATTTAAATTTTAAAGATAAATACTCGTTTTCTGAATCTGAAAGTAATGCTTGTTTTATAGCTTCCTTTAAGTTTGATGGTATAATTGGCGAGCAAGAAAATGCGGAGAAACTATTTACTATATCTGGAGAGTTTAAAGTCAGATATAGTAAATTAAAAGAGGTCACAATAACAAAAGATTTCTTTGATGTTTTTAAAGAGATAAGTTTATCAGTATTTATCTGGCCTTATTTTAGAGAGTATATTCAAAATATGATTGTCCGCACAGGACTCCCTTCTTTTACTCTCCCCGCCAAAATATATGGCGTACATGATCCTCAATAAAAGGAATCTCTTGTACTTTGAGGATTATATGTTTGGTGAATAGCTCCTTCCATTTATAACTGCCTCTTTAAAATGGAATCCTCCCGGTGTATTAGATATGCCGGGATTTTTTATACCTTTGCCGAAAACTAACATTATGGCAGAAGAAAAGAAATACGACTACGACTCAATAAACGAGTTGCTAACTTGGGCTAAAGGAACGCTCAACAATAAGAGATACCCGACCGGGGAATTCCAGCTAGATAAATGTGCAAAGATTCTCGATTGCGGAAAATACCTTGATTCGATGATAGCGGTGATTTCGAGGAACTGGGAGAATCCTACGTTTTACCCGACTATTGACCAGTTGAGAACATTTAGAGAAAAGATAGAGAAAGGAAAATAATATGACTTACTTATGTGTTGACAAAGATGGGACTGAACGTATTATTGAATGTGAAGTCTATTGTGAAAGAGGAGGAGATGAAGAACCCTACAGAGATGAAGGATGTTGGGACTATGATCCGCATAATGATGTATGCATCGAACTCCCCAAAGGTACAATAAAGAAAATCCTTGGACGAGAACTAACATGGGAGGATGAACCTGTTGAATTGAGATAGAAAAGGCAGCCGGATAAGCTGCCTTTTTTGATATTAAATGATATTTAGTTGTTCATCTACTTTATATTCCGCACATTCAAAAGCCGCACACATTAAAACAAAACGATCTTTAATGCTTAAACTGGTATATCTATTGACAGCATTGCTGTTTTTTGAATGTAGTCCTGCAGCATATTTATCAATTTGAACTTTATTCATCATATCTACATGGGTTTTTCGGGCAAGTTTACTGCTTGCTATTTTATATAATGGTCTATATTCATTCTTTCCGGTAGATTCATTAAAAATAGGGGCTAAACGTTCTATACCGCAATGTTCTAATAATATTTTTATTTTGTCATTATATCCACGTTCTCCAGATACGTAACGAAGGATCGGGAAATTAAAATTGTATTTTTGTATAATTTCTAAAGCAAAACGCATTAATGGAGTTTTTATTTCTATTCTAGTATCATTCTCTTTTATTGTTTTTCTTGGAAGATAATGTATATATGGTATATTCTCTTCAATGCTAATATTTTCGAATGATAATTCTTGAAAGTCTCCAACTCTGCACCCTAAGCTACATTGTAGGATAAAAGCATCTTTTGTCTCCTGTAAAGAAGAAGGGACATTGGTGTTTTGTATTTTTATAAATTCGTTTTTTGTCAAAAATATAGGTTCATCATATTGCTCTTTCATCATTATCGTTTTGCGTTGCTTTCCTAATTTTCGAAATGGTGAAACGGCTATTTCGTCATTGCTTTCTAGTTCATTGAAGAACGCTTGAAGTTTTTTTAGTTTAGTTGCGACTGTATTTTGACCTCTTGGTGATGTTGGGATGTTGCGATTATCCATATTTACATATAAACCTCTATATTTTTCTACCAATATGTATTCATTAAATAGAAAATCACGGAATAAAATAAGTTTCTCATTATTAAAATCAGTCGGAATGATATTACTTATTTTATTGATAATAAGGAAACGATTAATTTCTCGTAGTAAAACATCATAATGCTTTTTTCTGCCTTCTCCAAATATCCCGTCTTTGTATGATTGTTCTATGTATAGGGAAAATCTGTTGTAAAGGCTTGAATTTGCTTCTTTAACATCATATTTATCCGGATTGAGATATTCATCTATATGTTTATTTAACTGTTCGCTAGTTTCTATTTTGTATTCTGTATATAAGCGCAAAATTAAATTTTTGCGTTCAGTTATGTCTCTATATAATTCTTCTCTAGTTTTGCAATGAATTGGTATAATGGCTTTGGCTTTATATTGTTCCTTCTTTTCGTCCCAGATAGAAGGTTGCACTAAAAATTCAGAAGTATGAAACATCTGGATTTTTCTTCCGTCGGATAAACGAAATCGTATATTAACAAAGTTATCCTTTTTGTCTGAACGAATAAATGCTTTTACTGTTGCCATATAGTTATCATTTTACGGTTGTGCAAATATACTATTTTTGCACAACGAAATCTCAAGATTGCAAAACTATATTCTATTTTATCCAATACTAATATTTTGTTGATTATTGATAATCAAATGTATACCATTTTGCAAAATCAGTACTTATTGAATCTCTTAGACCGCACCGGGGTCACAGAAAAATCCCTTGATAATCAGTTGATTATTGAGGGATTTCTGTTTTCTTATACCTTGGATAACTAAAACTAAATGCAGGATTTAGCCCTTGTAATTGATTTTTGTTGGTCTATTGTTGTTCCCAAGAAACCAATGTTATATGTTGACTATCAAAGTGAAATCTTTCTTTTATCTCGTAAGAGGTTCTATTATTAGTCTTTCTTTGTATAAGAATTACAAACTAATCGTCTATTTGGGTCATCTGGAAAATCCGGATTAGTTATTTGATTATAAAATTCCCAGTCTCTTTCAAGTCTTTGGGCTACATCTATGTTGGCTGTATAGCAGATGTATTTTTTATTTGCTACATCCAGAATGCCATAGGTAAGAATATCCTTTTCCTTTCCCTCCTTATTTATATATGTACTCTTGACCAATAATATCTTATATTTTCCGTCTTCCCGAGTACAGTATTCTTTATTGTTCTCAAGAGTATATGTGCCGGAGACATCTGTAAAATCATTGGAGGCCATTTCTACGATAATCTGTTTGGGCTCTCCTGTTTCCGGAGTGTCTGTCGAGTCATTGTTGCATGCGGATAGCAAGATGGCGGATAAGAATAATAGTTTAAGTAATTTCATCTTTATATTTTATTTGTTTTTGATCCTTTTTTTAGTCTAGTATATTATTTATAGTGCAAATGTACAGTTTTTGTGTGATATAAAAGCGGTAATGAGTAAAATAAATGTGTTTCATATTCTTGATATTTACATTCATAATCCTTAGATAGTCAGTCATGTATTTTGCTTTGCATTTTCTCAAACCTAGTTAGTTATTATTGTATGTAGTTGCATAATTTAGCCTAAATAGAATGAAAAAGTTGATTTAAATAAAAGGATTCTCGTGAGAAATGCTAACTTTGTAGATATGAAAAAGTAAGGAATGATATTCTGTAGTAGTATGTTCATAGCTTTCCAGATGTAGACATTTGACGATAAATTATATTAATCCCAATAAATATAAATAAGAATGGAAGAAGCTAGAAAAAAGAAATGGGGTAGTGTTGCGCTGATTATCGGAGCTATTGCTTTTATCATTATTATGATTTACTTTACAGTTATTTCAAGTCTCAACATGTAA